GTGACCTCGATTTTCACCCTCCCCAGCCTGCCAGCGGCCTTGGTCGCCGAAAGGGACGGACGCTGGTTTGCCCTTCAGGCGCCTTGGCAGTGCGCGTGGGCCGGCAGGCGTCCGATACCGCGCCCCCTTGCCCCCGAACCCGTGAACATCCACCCTAATAGCCCTCTCGCCCTTCTCAGCGACATACCGGGCGTGGCCCGGGGGGAAAGATGACGATCAACTATACCGACACCGCTGATGGCAAAGTCCTGGCCGCCGACAACGGCACGTTCTATTGGCACCGCCTCAACGACGGAAACGTCTATGAGATCGCCACCAAGCGCACGATCTACCTCTCAACGGGTGGATATGCCCGCCAAGAGGGATTTGGCACGGACCCGGCTCCAGTTGATGTAGTCGAGGCCGCCCGTTCTTTCGCGCGCGAAGTGGCCGCCGAAGATCAGTGCCGCGCCAAAGCGGATCAAGACGCAGAACGCCGCCGGTCGGCAGATATTGATGCGGCCCTCTCCATAATCCCACAAGGAGCCCGCGATGAACTCGACCGCGTCAACGCCGAATGGCGACGGCGCGCTGATGCCGTCAACGAGGGCGGCGAAGGCTATGCCCACGTCGTCGGATGGTCCGATCACACGGGGAAAGAAATCCTCGCCAAACACGGACTCACTCTGGAACAGATAGATGATGTTACAGCTGCAGTCGATGCGCTGTTGCGAGCCGAGCCCCGCTGATTAGGCATCGGCGTTGCGGAACCGAGGACTACCGTCACGGTAGCATCAAAATCATGAGCTGGATTGTCCGCACCCCTCCGAACACGCCGCCGCCATCCGGCGAGACGAAGCGCGATTACGAGACCGACCCCCGCCCATTTAGTGAGATCGCGAAGGCGTGGGCAAAAGACATCCGCGCTACCCGCGCCCAAGCGGCCGAATCTCTCGGGGTATCAATCCACACCTACAACAGGTGGTGCGACGGGTCGCGGGTGCCCGACCTTGAAACCGCGACCCGCAGGCTTATGACATACATTGCAAGGGACACCCGGCATGACTGACTACGTCTGCATTTACATCCAGCGCCCCACCGGGACTGAGCATGGTGGGATCGTCGGGAGAGCTGCAACCGAGGACGGGGCGCTTCGGGTCGCTGAAGCTCGCGGTTACGCGCCCACGGGCGACGTACGCTGGTATGACGGCGTCGAGGGGCCAGTGAGAGCCGGATATCCCGCGTACGGCGCTGGCGTTTTTATTGTGGATGTAACCGCCAACGCGGAGGCGGTCTGATGACGAAATTCCGCGCCATTTCTGGCGGGAACGGAAAAGTCGGATGGAGCCGTGTCGAGGCATACGACATAATGTCTCCTCTGGGGGGCGGCAGCAGCGCTATTCGTGCCCCCACGTCGCCGGCCGTCGGCGGGGGCGGCGGGGGCGGCGGCGGCACTATCCGTGCCCCGATATCGCCAGCCGCCGGCGGGGGCGCATCCGCATCGGGCGGGCAAACCGGCGGGGGTGGTGCTGTCAAGCGGCGACCACCTGCCTCATCAGTACAGCATAATCCCCGTGATGGCAGCCGCTGAAGTCATCCGCGATCACCCATCCGGCTTCCAGGCGCGCAGGGGCCATCGAAAACGGCACGTATTGGTAAGTGCCCTCATCGGGTAGGCACGGTGCAAGCTCGTCGATCTCGTAATAGAGTTTCGCACGCGGGCCATCGTTGGAGATGGTGTGATCAGCATCGAAATCCATCCGCTCTGATGCGTGAGTGCCCGGCTGAACCCCCGGCCTGTCGATGCGGACGACGATACCGCCAACGTCTCGAACGGCATCCGCCTCGTTGGCAAATCGGATGTCATCCACCACAATATGACCATCCGGCATCGTGGCACGCCATGCGTTGATCCATAGATCAGGGGCGATAAGCGCCCTTCCCCATTCAGTTCCGAGCGTCTGCATGGCGTGGCGAGGCGTCTGTCCGCCCAGCAGGTCGCAGGGCACTTCCTTCAGGGCGCCGTCCGTGTGGCCTTCGTCAAGCCCAAGGCAGTGCAGCATGGCCTTCAGCGGGGCGGCCATCCGGTGGCGTTTGAAGCCATGCACGTCGATGAGCCTGCGTGCAGCTGTCGTTTTCCCGCTGCCCGCGAGGCCAGTGATGCCGATGATCATGCTACCTCCCCCACGGCGGCGGAACGTTGACGACATGCCGTCCGATCTCGCCATCGTCGTGGTGCAACGTGACTGCGGTCATGGACTGCCCGCTGCTGTAGCCATGGGCATGGTGGTAGCCGTCTTTGGCGGCCACGGTCTGGAAAGCCTCGCATATGACGTTTCCGACCTCCTGTACGCGCCGGTGGTGGATATGCCCGAACAGGTGCCACCTGTATTTGCTCGCGCCCCAGTCGTCGGGGTTGCGAACGGCCATCGTCATGGCTGCCTCTTGCGGCTTGATGCGGTCACCGTGGGTAGCGCCGATCAGGGTCGATCCGAATCGATGGTAAAAGAATGCGCCGGGGTCGTCGTCGATGGTGACACGAGGCTCGTCGGCGTAGAATGCGGACAGCGCGACCGTGAGCGCGATTCCGGCGTGCGGATCGTGGTTACCCGGCACGTTGCGCACCTTCACCGTCTCGTGTTTTCGCAGGGCGAGGTCGATGCAGTCCATGAACAGCTGCACGCCGGCAGTGAGCACGCGGAAGTATCGGCCATCCACGTCGAGGATGTTGCCGGATCGCGGCGTCATGTTGCGGCTGTCGTCGGCGTGGTAGAAGTCCCCGAGATTGAGGATGATGGCCTGCTTGCTCGCCGGGGATTGCGCTACGAGACGCGCCATGCAGGAGCGCAGGCGGTCGGCAGCAATGCCGAGGTCGTAGTCCTCCCCAGTCTCCCTGCCCCATGCCAACATGCCGAGATGAACGTCCGCAACCGGGTAGACGGACAGGAGCTTGTCGTCGGTATGTTCAGGAGGCGGCACCGGGAACGCCCTGCCCTTGTAGGCATCAAACGTTTCTTTGATGGCCTCGATCAGGACATCGGTATCGTCTAGGCGGGTTTTGACCCATTGGGCCATGACGCGCCCGTCGCCATCTACGAGCGCCGAGACGCCCTTGACGGCATGCCCCTCGGGAACGGCGAACTCTGGACCGGGCGCCTTTGTCTGCCGAACCCACGCTCCGCTCGCGTCTTTGCTGGCGATGCTCTTGATGGCAAAGCCGGGGATGACGGGATCGGTACCGAGCCGCCCCTGCTCGCCCATGCGCTTGATGCGCGTAATGCGGCGGCGAGCGCTACTGTCAGTGATGCCAAGCTCCACGCCCATAGCAGTTGTGCTATAGGTGCCATCACCGCGATCATGGCGCTGCATGGCGGCAATCGTAGCGGACACTTGACTGGCATCCGTGTGCCATAGGTCAGCCATTGTCGGCGCTCCCCTGCTTTTCAATCACGCGGTCTAGGCGCTCGCCCTGCTTGTCGATTGACCGCTTGATATCGCCCAGATTGCTGGTGATCCGAGATTCCATCCCGGCCAGCGCGTCATTCGTGACATGGTGGCGGGCGACAAATTCTCGGTGTGCGGCGACTTCGGATAGAGCCTTATCGGCCTTCGTCTCCACGCGCACGATGCGGCTTTCGATCCATTTGTACCCGCCCCATACGGCGCCGGCGACGGCGAGGAAAAGGCCGACGATTTCGTTTGTAATGTTCATTTGTGGCATTCCCCGCCGGCGTAAGTGATGCGGATGCACTCGTACCAGATGACGATTGCCTTGATGCGCCGATTGGCGGCCCCTCGCCCGGCACGCTCACGGGCGGCGATGGCCAGCGGGTCGTCACCCGCGCGAGGCTTGCGCACCTTCACCGTCTCGGCGTAGGCTGGCAGAGGCGGCAGATCGCGGCGGACTTCAATCTTCGCCGGCGTCGATGTCGAGCAGCCGGCGGCGATCAGCGTCAGAGATGCGGCAAGCAGCGCGCTCCGGGCGCTGCGCCAATTCGGCTTCGAGGGCATCAGCCTTCTCCAGATAGCGATTTGCGGCAAGGGCAAGGCTTTCGGCTTGCTGTGCGGCGAGTGTTTCGGCACGGCGCGCGGCGTCGATATCCGCGCGGGCAATGGCGAGATCGGATTGGAGGGCAGTGACTTCGGCCTGCCGGTCAGCACGGGAGTAGCCACGATGGTAGGCCACGCCGTAGGACAGCGTGGCGGCAATCGCGGCGATACCGATGCGGGAGGTGGCTATGCGCCATGCGAGGGAGGCAGCGGCGGTCATCATGATGCTGCTCCGTTGGCAAACCGCCGGTAGGTGAGGTACAGGCCGATGCCGACGCCGATGATCGTCAAGGCGATGAAGACGTACTGCAAGGCTGGCGTCACACTCTGGTACGGCGCAAGCTGATTGGCGGCATCCGTGACGGCCGACCCGACAGCGCCAACGCCTGCGATGGCGCCCGCCCTACCCTCGGCACTGCGCGAGACAGCCGTGTCGGCGGGGTCGGCTTTTGCAGGAGCGGCGTCGAACTCGCCAGCAAAGCGCGGCGGAGTGGTGCGGATTGCCATTGACGATGCAGCCTTGCGCACACCCTCAACCCGGCGGGTCCAGCCCTTGCCGAAAGCGCCGAAGGTCTTCAGCCGGCGCAGGAAGGCAAGGCGTCGGTCGCACAGATCGTCGATGATGATCTGGCCGCTCTTGCCGTAGGTGGCGTCGATCGTGCGCTGGCCGATGGCTCCATCGGCACTCTCACTGATAGCGCGCTGGAGGTCTTTGGCCGCCTGTGCCGGGCCGCTGTTTACGGCATAATCGAACACGGCATAGTCAACACCGGCCGGGAGATCATCGCCACGGATGGCGTCCCAGTACTGCCGCTTGTAGATTTCCTTCGCCTCGGCGTCGGTGATATGGTCGACGGCGCGCGTGGGAGAGGACTTCCGGCGCCGGAATGCGTCGAAAACACGTTGAGTTATGCCCTTGTTTGTGCGCCCACCAGGATCGCGAGGATGGTCAACGAGACCGCCCTCATGTGCGAGCACACGCGGCAACACCAAATCGAAATTGCTTGCCACCATAGTGAGATTCTCCAAAAAATCGGCCCGCACAGAGGCGGGCCTGAATTGAGGTGGTGGGCGGCGGTTATGGTAATCGCCCGTGGTTTTTGTGGAACCCAAACTGCCTCTCTGCCGCCTTGCGCGCGGCTACAGCATCTTCAAAGTCTCGGAAGTACCCGATGTGGCGCTCTCGATTGTTCGCTTTTATGCTTGCTCGCCACCGGCATTCCCGCTTCGCCCAAGAGACGCCAATGACGCCGCTCGTGTTGCTACTATGGAGCGCTACATTCCGCGTGTTCGCAGCATGGTCGACATTTCTGAGGTTATTGAACCTATTGTCACTGCGAATGCCATTGACGTGGTCGATCTCATCCGGATCTGCGCCGCACATCCATTTCCAGATTACGCGATGAGCGTAGGCCGCTCGGCCAAGAAGATTTCCCGCCCTATACCCATTTTTGTCGACATAGGCCAAGGCAGCCTTGCCTGCGTATGTTGAGTTCCATCTTCGACAGATGCGCGATGCAGGCTGGATGCCATCTGCGAACATCTCTGCCGGACGCTCTCTCCATGTCAGCGCGCCCGTCTCCGGGTCGTAGTCCAACAATCGACGCAACGTTTCCTGACCCAGCTCCATTTTAACCTCCAATCCGGTCTGGGTTGAAGATATAAACGATATCGCTTATATTCAATAAGCGATATCTCTTATTTTCGCATGAGGGGATGAAATTGACTCAGTTGCCGATATCGGATAGGTCCGCCCGCATGGGGCGGCCTCCGCTGAACGTGAAACCAATCCTAGTGAGATTGCCGGACGACGTTCCGGATCGCATTGACGCGCTCGTCGGCAAGCAGAAGCGCGCCGAATTCATTCGTGAAGCGGTGGAACGGGAGTTGAAGCGCCGCGAGCGTGAACAAAGGGCCGCTGCTAAGCCGCCAGAATGAGGATCCCCCACAGAGCGCCTACGATCAGCTCCGCCACGAGGATGGGTTGCCGCGGTGCCCAGCGCCATGCGCCCTCATAGGCCAACACGAACAGCGCAGCAGCGGGAATCGCGGCCCCGACCGGCCACCAGCTGCCCGATGCGAGCGATACCAGCGCGAGACCGGGCACCACCAACAGGTGGCGCAAGAAGAACGCCACGTGCACATGGCCGGCGGCGATCTCGATCAGCGCGGCGGACAGCGCATCAACCTCACGATCCGGCGCGTACCGCCCCAGCCCGAATAGATGCCCCCACGCCGGCACCGCCCACACGAGATAGGCCAGCGCCCATGCAACCGCCACCGGCCACGGCTGCACCAGCAGGGCGACCAGCCCCACGAGCGGGCCGCAGTACCATAGCGCTCGACCCGGGAGGCCGAGGCGAGTAAGCCACGTATCGTCACCTCGCGCGCGATTCAGCGTCGCGAGCAGGATCGGGATGAGAATGAACATAGATGCCTCCGTTATCGTCGCCTTTATCGCCGGCGCGCTGGCGTACCCGGCTGCGGTAGCGTGGCTGCGGCGTCGGCGGTGAGCACGTGCCCGACGCCGGCTGAAACACTGATCCAGTTGCCGGTGTCCCGACTGGACGTGCAGGCGCAAACGGCGAGCGCGAGGGCCGCCGCGGTGATGATGCGGGTCATGATGGTTGCTCCGGGCAATAAAAAAGCCGCCTCGTTGGGCGGCGGGTGATAGAAAGTGATCGCGGTCAGACGATACGCCCGTGCCGCGCCTCCCGTGCGCGGATCATCAAGGCGGCTCGGGCGACCTCGGCGTCGGAGAGATACCGCGGGTATCGCCAATACGACGCGACCTGTATCGAGCCAACGATGGCGCTGAACCGCGACCAGCCGATATGCAGCGGAGTCGGAACCATCGCGCGCGTCCCTGTATAGGCAACCGACCTCGACTGATTGGCCGTCAGGTCAGTGAAAGAGATGACGCCGGGTCCAACCCCAAACCGGAATAACGTCCAGTTTAGAGATGCGAAAGCATACAGATTAGGTCGAACCGGTGCCGCCGTCACCCCGTCACCTGATATGGACACGTTGAAAGACAAATTGTTATCGTCAGCCAAGCCTACCGAGAAATCACTCACCGCGTTGCTCATCCCGGTCGGGGTTCCGGCTGCGGCCTCCATGAGAGCGCACGCCTTGTTATTTTCCGGTTTTTTTATGACGACAAAAACGGTCGCGTATTGCCCCGCCGGCTCGGCCGTCAGCAAAGTGGACACCCTGTTTTTGAGCGTCAGAGGGTCGGCGCCGCTGAAGCTAAAGGTGCCCTGTGGAGATAGGCCCGGGCGTCCCTTAGCGAAATTTTTGGTCGCTTTATCAAGGCTCGTATCAAAAAAGAACAGATCAGCTAGACCACCAACGGGGTCTGCCGAGAAATAACCTACCTCGTCGGTGCCACCAATGATAAGTCTCGTGCCCATGCTCATGCTCCTTAAGGTGCGGTGTAGGTGGATGTATCGACCACAACGGTGGTCACAGACGGGCTGCCAGCCACAACGCTCTGCTCGATGACCCGGTGGAAAACGATCTGCGTCGGATTGGCGTAGCGGCGATCGTGCGTGACATAGATTTCGCCGTCCGGCCCGAAATCTGCCGCCGGGTACGTCGATGAGCCCGCGTTAAGTGTGACACGCATGGCGGCGGGCCACGTCTCCCCGTCGTCATCGGAGAGCGCCAGCGTCATGTTTACGCGGTTGGTCGATGCGTTGTACACGAGGACGAGACGCCCTGACGGGGAGCGCCCGAGCCAGATGCGGCTGGCTGTGAGCGGCCCCAATTTGGGCACGAGAGACGTTGGAGTGCTCCACTGGCCCGTTGCCCGGCTATAGGTCGACTCCAGCTGCCCTCCAGAGGTGCGCCAGTAGGCCAGCAAATCACCGCCTAACCGTTTTTGGACCACGTGATGCTCTGGATACGATACAGCGCCGCTCTCGATCGGGAGCCTCAGGACCGGCTCAAATACATTCTCGTCGACCCAGAATTTGTCGATAAACCGGCCCACCTCTCCCTCCAACGATGAAGCTGGCGTGAAGGCACCGGCTCCGCACGCGCGAGGCCAGTGCGGCTGACCCTCCCAAATAAATGGGCTGTACGCGAACCCGATGCCGGTATAGGTGTGCGGCGAGTGGATAAACTGTTTGGGGTCAGCCAGCGGATTTTCGAGCCAGCCCCCCCAAGCGGCATCGAAACCGTCAGAGGCTCCTAGCTCACCGTATAGACCACTGTTGTGGATATAGCGGATATACAGCCGCCCGCGCCACGCGAGAAGGGCTGCATCCGCCTCACGCGATAGAGGTTCGTCAGGATTTGGAATCAGATAATATGCATCGGCCCAAGTAATCCCGCCGTCATCAGAATACGAGATCACCTGATAGGTCCCAGGGCGCTCCCCGTATGGGTTGTGGAGGATGTCATCCGTGGTTGTGGAGGCGAAGTACGCTATAAATATACGGCCAAGCGAGCCATCCTGCCGGGGCACGTAGGCAATGTGCGGTATCAGCATGATCGTGCGCGATGCATACGGGTTGCCCGGTGTGGCAGTGACGATCCGCGGCGGCCGTTTGATATAGGGCGACGGGGTGACTGGCTGTGCGTGATCCCGAGCGCGGAGAAAACCGCCGACGCTAGTGATTTGGCGTTCGGGGCGCAGGATCGTAGGCAGGGGTGGCGCCAGCATATCGTTGACCGTCAGAGCTGACTGCTCCACCTGGCTGATGATATCGTCGATCGCGAAGCCAGCATCATTGATGACCGACAATCCTGTACCGGCCCCAGATGCCTCAACCGCCAGCCCCGGCAGCTCCGCGCCGCCGGCATGAATGCGAGCTATGCCCATGCCGGCCTCGTTGGTAACGACAAGATCGCCGCTGCCCACCTGATCGATCAGCGCCCGACGCGCGTCTGCTTCAGACGCGACCGCAGCGGAGGCGGCGTCTGCCGTCTCGCCCTGTGCAGCAGTGGCGGCGCCGATTTTCGCAGCCGTCAGCGATACATTGCCAGACTCGCCATTGACGCTGTAGACAGGCCCATCCTCTCCTCCCTCTACTGAGACTACCGGCGTATGGCTGCCATCCTCGTGCTGGATCGCCCGCAAATTATAGAGCGTCCGTAGCGTGGTCGGCTGACCGCCTGCCGCACTTCCGGCCGCCGATACCCGCAGCACGTGCGACCCGTCCTCATATTCGAGCGCGGTCAGATTTGACATCGTGCGCAGGACAACCTGTTCGTCGGCCATGGGGCCCTCCTGAAAACAAAAAACCGCCCGAAGGCGGCACGTGGCTTGCGAATTGTGCGGATCGTCAGACATCGCCCGCGTTGTTGGGGTAGGACCGGTCGCCGCCCCACATGATCCGGACGCCAGCGGCGCCAGCGGTGCCAGCCGTGCGATATCGTCCGCCGCCGTATTTGCCGCCGAGATCGCCCGAGCCGGGCGCGCCGCCCGAACCCGGGCCGCCATTGACCGTGCCATCCGCGCCGCGCCCCTTGAGGCCGACGCCACCGCCAGGCCGGGTTGTCGTCGAGCCGCCGCCGCCCGCACCTGAACCCGCAGGAGCCGCGGCGCCAGCATTACCGCCGTTGCCGAGATAGCCCGCCGCGCCGCCGCCCGCCGTGTTGGCCGCCCCACGGCCGCCAGTGCCGCCGCCGAAATCCACCAACCCGGGCGCGTAGAGTTGCGTTCCGCCGACGCCACCGTCCACGGTCAATATGCTAGCACCGTTAGCCGAGAGCAGGCGCGTGCCTGACGTGCCGCCCCGGAAAATACCGGCATACCCCGGCATGTAGATAGTGATCGTCTCGCCGGGCGTGACGATGATACCATTGGCCCATGTGAGTCCGCCGCCGCCGATATTACCGCGCCCGACAGTGACTGCGGATATGAGCGTGACGCCTGCGGGCACGACGAACGTAAACGTATCGCCGAGACTGCCATCGTATTCGATCTGCCCAGCCGCCGCTCGCGCCAGCGCGGCAGCGGCCCACCATACTGATCCGAGCATTTACGCCTCCGGAATGATGCTGTAGTGGATGACGGTAGATGCGATCACCTCGTATGCGATTTTGAAGCCCTTGCCGGTCGCCGGGAGCGTCGTATTGCCGTAGGGCCGCCAGTTTGAGCCAAACGCCAGCGTCTGCGCGGCGGATCGCGTGACATTGATAGTCCCCTGCTGGCCAGCCTTGACGTTCGTGGGGTTGCCGAGCGTGCGATTGTCCGTGATTTCGACGCGGAAATTTATGCCGCCCGCAAGGTTGATGGCGATCGTCGCCGCATCCGTAAGCTCAACTGGCGCAAGCGCCGCCCAAAGGGATGACGGGGAGACGTATCGGTTCTCGACTGTCCCTGCGCGGACCTCGCTCGCCATGGCCTGGATGACGACATACAGCCCGTCGAAGTATGTCTTCAGCGCCGCCTTGATCACCGTCCACGTGACCTTTTTCAAGGCTCCGGAGGCGGCGCTGTCAGTGAGGGGGATGGTGTCCTCGTTGACTGGCGTTTCCTTTGCGGTGGCCGCGCCGATGGCCGTGGCAGTCACGTCGGCACCGATCGCGATGCCCGCGACCTTGTCGGCTTCCGCGGCAGTATACGCCTGATACCCAGCTGCCCACGCGCCCGTCAGTGTGCCGGATGCGGTAACGGGAGAGCCGGTCACGGTAAAGCCCGCAGGCAGAGACAGGCCGACGCTCGTGACGGTCCCGCCCGCGCCCCCGGAACCAGCGTACGATACCGAAAAATCAACCCGGAGCGGCGACGTGCTGACAACCTCGTAGATGATTTTCGCGCCCGCGCCCGACGCCGCCGGCAGCTCTATCTCGCCAACAGGATTCCAGGCTGCCCCATATGACAGCGTCTGTAGAGCCGAGCGCGTCAGCTGGATCGTCCCGGACTGACCGATTTTCGCGCCGGGCGGATTCGCGAGCGTCGTGTTGCCGGTGAGCGCAAGCGTAAAATTCTGGCGCGCCCCGAAGTCCGGCGTCGCCACGCCCCCGCTGACCGAGATTGCAAGCGGGACAAGCGTGTCCCAGAGAGCCTTTGGCGTCACGAACTTGGCGCTCTCTGCCGCGTCCATAGCAGCCGAGAGGTCAGCGGTTAGCGTGGCGATGGTCTTGCCGGAGCCCTTCAGAGTTTTGCCCGTCGTGCCACTGAATAGCGCTAGCTCGGCGTCGACCACACTGCCATTGGGGCCTACGACGTCACCCGAGCCGGACCCGGCCGGCCCTTTCATCGAGAAAAGCTTGGTCCATGCGCCAGCCGACTTGAACCAAAAATCACCTTGCTCGCCTGTCACCCCATCCGCAGACTGCATCCAATAGTCGTCGTTGCTGCCGTCGCCCGGCGCTGGATCGCGTGCGCCATTGATGATCTGTGCGCCGCGAGGCCCCGGCTCGCCCTTAAGATCGGATAGGGCTACAATATCCGTCCATGCCTCCACGCCAGCATATCGCCACTGGATATGGGTGGCGCCCCCCTGCATCTGGACCTCGCGCCCGTCAGCCCCCTTAAGCGCAGACAGTGCAATCAGATCGGTCCAACTGGATGCGCCGACATACCGCCACTGCACATGCGTGGCTGAGACCTGCATTTCAATTTCGCGTCCGTCTGCGCCCTTCAGGTCGGCGATGGCGATGAGGTTGGCCCACGAGCCCCCGGCCAAGCGCCACTGGATATGCGTGGCAGATTTTTGCAGCTCAACCTGCTTTCCGTCAGCGCCTGCCGCACCAGGACCACCTGCCACACGGATCGTCCAATCTGCGCGCGATCCGCTACCCGCGAAAGACGCCGCCGCGATCGTGAGCGAAGCGCCTGAGTAGGCCGTGACCTGGCCGAGGATGTAATGCGTCGTGGGATTGGCGTCTGATGTGAGCAGTACGAATGTGCCGGCGCCAAACGCCTTGCCAGCCTGCGTCGTCAGCGTATTGCTGCCGGCGCCGATCGCAACCGAAGTCGTCGACGTGCCGGAGAGAGACGCTGCTTGCGCCGCCGCGGACAATGCAGCCGCCACTGCCGCATCAGCTTCGCGCGCCACTGCATCAGTGACATCAGCCATGGCGTGCAAACCGGGCACGAAATTAACACGGTGGCCGTCGTCGCCGAGGCCGTTAGGGTCAGACAGGTGACTATTGCCGTTGATGCGTCTCAGCTCAGCAACTGCGGCAAGCTCTTGAGGTGTCAGGGCCATTTTAGATGATCTCCTTGATCTCAAAGCCATAGGACGTGTAATCGATAGGGATTGGCTGACCGATCGCATCGCGCGAGCGCATGCGGCCGAGAAACGACCGGCGCTGGACGTAGGTGCTGTCGGGGTCCGGCACCACGAATACCTCACCGCTGCTGCCGATATCGCGCATCATATTGAGCGCCGATCCGTAGGTGTCTGTCTCTTTGAGGTACGGCCACGAGCAATTAAATACGCGCGGCTCCTGCCTTCGCCAGAAATACTCGCTGCCGCCGATGCTCTCCTGCACGACGGTGCGATCCTCAAGGGACAACCCAGTGCTGCCCGGCTCGTAATTCACGGCCGGCTGCCAGCGCTTGGGCATCATCAGCCGGCCAAATTGCAGGTACCCGGCAGCATTCGCGGTATCGTCGATTTCGATGCGCCAGTACCGCGCCGTCACCGGGGACGGCAGGAAATGCATGATCCACCCGCGCAACTCGACCTCGCCGGCGGACGAAATACCGTACCAAAAACCGGGATCCTCCCACGCCAGTGAGAGCGACGGAACGACATTGGCGCCAACTGTCCCGCTATCGTAAATCGCTCCGGTCATATTGGCGTTGTCAGCCCCGCGAACGCGGTATTTCAGCCCGCCAGAGGCATTATAGGGGCCGAGAAAGATCGCCGGGATCGACTGCGCCGCGCCGAGATCGATGCGCATCTGCGTCGACGTTGTCGCGGCGTCGACAGACCGCGCCACCCGCCGGAGCATGCGATTCTTGAGATTATTGAGCGGCAATCCAGCCGCCCACGATCCGCCGGACAACGACGCCGCGTCGGCGTAGTTGCCGTAGTAGAGTGCAAGCTGTCCCATGAGTTCCCCTCAGCCGCAGAGGTAAATGCAGCTCACGCGCTTCCAGTCGTCCGCCCCCGAGAACGTGACGCTCTCTCGCGCTTTGGCGACGGTGTAGGCGCGCATGATCCCGTCCGGCTGCCGCTGGCCTTTGCCGCGCAGCGTCGATGTCATGATCAGGTCACCGGCCCGGATATCCCCGCCCCGGCCGCACACATTCACCTGCCCCTCGCCCACGCTGTTGATGGCGAGGCGGTCGTAGCGCTCGGCGAGGATTTCACGCAGGCGGGTAGTGCCCTCGGCCTGTGGCAGCCCACCGATCAGCGATGCCGGCTCAAATGGCAGTCGGCGCGACACGACGCCAACAGCGGCCGGGTCTGCATCGTCCTCCGCGACGTAGACCTCCGTCACCGTATCATCGACGCCGGATCGAGCTATCACCTTCAGGTCACAGACAATATCACCAATTTCCGTGGGCTCATCTTTCGCGATAAATGCGTCATGCGAGCCGGTGAAGGGAGCAAAACTCCCCTTCTCGGCGTAGACGGCGTGCCCGCCGCCGCCCTGCGCGACACCAACAATTGCCTGCCCGCCCAATGAGTCACCGGACGAAGCGTTGAGCCTCGTGGTGCATCGCAGCGCATGGCCGGTCAGCTGACCCACGGAATAGATGCCAACCGCCGGACCATTGGTGGCAGTGCCCTCGAACATACTCGCGGGAGCATTTTCCGTTACGCTCTTTGCGCGGACAATCAGCCCGTTTCCGGTCGAGTTTGATATCCTGAGACCGACGTTGTCTGTGCCGCCGAGCGAGGCCTGCCCGCCGGATACGTATGCCGTGATGTCATTTGTGTCCGCTGAGATTTCAACGCGGGTGCCGGTCGCCGCCGTCCGGAATGTCAGGCCGGTGAAGGTGCCGGCGCTGACCTTATCTGCCGTCAGGCTGGCGATTTTTGCATTCGTTATCGCCGCATTTTGAATATTCGCCTCGGCAATAATTGCATTGCCAAGGTGCGCATTCACAATGGCGGCATTACCGATTTTAGTTTGCGTGATCTGTGCATCACCGATTTTCGCCGTAGTGATTGCCAAATTGGCAATTTTCGTCGTCGTTACAGCGCCGTTGCCAACCTTGTTTTCTGTGACAGCGCCATTGGCGAGCTTGTTTTCCGTTATGCTGCCGTCCGCGACATCAGCAGATGTCGTCGTAGCCGATATCCCGGCAGTAGCGCTCGCCGGGTACCAATCGCCATTATTATCCGACACGTCGCGCGCCCGCGCCCAATAATAGCGTGTCGTGTTGGCCGGGAGATCGGCATGGATGAACCCAAGTACGGTATCGCCAACTTTAATCGACGAGCCCCGGCTGTTCGTGGTGGACGCCCAAATCTCCACGGCGTCGAGCGCCATATAGGGCAGGCACGATCCGCCGGTGGTGACAGGCGTGACAAGGATAGCCCCCGGCCCCGCCTGCGCCGCAGTCAGCGTCGCAACCGTGATATCGCTATCGGCCATATTGGATCACCCCCAGCAGGTTAGTTTGACGGTTTGCGCCGGGTCGTCGGCGGTGCCGTAGCTGTCCTCGCGGCCGATCACAACGAAGGGGCGCCCTGAGCCGTAGCCGAAGCGTGGCACCTGCACTGTGATCGTGTCGCCCAGGTTGATTGCCGTCGCGCGGGTATAGGCTTCGTCGCCGCGCTCACTGTCCCCGAAAGGGAGCGTGATGACGATAGTGTCACGCCGGAGCCCTCGCAGGCCAAGCAGGCGAGACGCCTCGGCCTCAGCCGCCGATTGCGTCGCCAGCAGCGTGTCGACCGTGATTTCAGGGGAAAGCTTGTGCTTGGTCTGCGCCGGCAAGTTGTCGGCCTTTGCCTCACGATATTCGGTCGACAGGTATGCCCGCCTGTCATTGCTCACGCAGCCACCCAGCTCGCCATCTTGCATGAGGTGCCAAATGCGGCCGTAGCGCACAGTTGCGCGATAGATCGGGATGCCTCGGCCGTCGTCGCTGGCGGCCAACAGCTCGATACCGCCGCTGCCGAGGATATCGTCCTCGGTAAACGTGTCTTTCGGCACCCCCGGTCCGGACACGCGCCCGACCTGAAACACCCCGAGATGATCCGGCGCCAGCCACCCGCCGACGCTCGCCAGCACCTGCGAGATAGCATCCTTGGTGTGCATGTCAGTGTCGATGTAGATGCCGCATTCGGCGTTATTCAGGCCGTCCAACGCAGTGAAAGTGGCGGTGTTGAAATCGCTCGTCGTCATGCCAGCCCGCAGCAGCACCCGCCGCGCGATCTGTGCCGCTGTACGCTGGCCGGCTCCCCCTTCTACAACGTCAGCCGTGATCTGCTTGTACGGAGCACCGCCAAGCCGCGCCATGCCCTGCGCGAGGCACGTGGCATACTGACCCGGCCGGATGCTTGCATTGCGCAACTGTGTGATGGTCGAGTAATTGGCCGCGAGCTTGAGCTGCACGCCGGCGTCATAAACCGTAATCGACTGGACCGCGCTGTCAGACCACTGGTAAATCAGGTCGTATGGATTGGCGATGATGCCGGGGACGTTGAAGACCGCGCCGAAGATTATGGGCTTGGTCTGATCCTTCAGATCGGCATTGCCCTCGGCAGTAGGCCCTGCGCTCGTAGTTGTGCCAGCGTACCTATTTACCTGTAACGGCTTGTCCAAGTCAAGTCGTCTGTCGAAAATACGCACGCGAAGTTCTTCCCACGCTCGCGTGCTGTCCAGCATCTCTACCGATCCGCGGAATACTGTCCTCGCCTGCGCATAGGCCGTGTCAGCGTCCGGCAGCACTTTGATCGTCACCGGCCGGCCGTCAAAGCCGTAGTCGAGCCAAGCGTCAAGGCCGCCGTCGACATTGGCGAGCACGATCTCGCCATAGCCGATCTCAGCATCACCCGACGTCGCCCCCGGCCGAAACAGGTTCCGCTGGAACGACCCCGGCGAAATGACGCGCGGTTCATACCACGTGTTCGCCGGGCTATCCGTGGGCAGCGTGGCGTAGCCCTCCGATGCGAGGTGCAAGGTCTCGACGCCGGCGCCCGTGTGGGCCTCCAGCTCAATGAGATAGACTGTCATGTGGTTTTACCTCGCGATCCGCTGCCGGCCGATGGTGCTTTCGGTGGATTTCACGGCGCTCGTGGTTTGCGAAACCGCTCCAATGGTTCCGTTGAACCCGGCGACAAGAGCCTGCTTCAGCTCGGCCACCTCCTGCCGTAACGCCCTGATCTCGGCTTTCGCGCTGTCATCGTTGGCTGACGGCAGCCGGCCAGTGGCGTTGATCGCCGCGAGCGTTGGCAAGGTATCGCGATTGACGGACGGCGCGCGGGTCACGAACTCCCCGCCTGCCAGTGCAATGTTGCCGCCTCCGGCATACCGGGCCAGCACGCTATCCACGTCCCACATCCCGTTGCCGACCATGCCACCCGTGGCGTAGCTGCCGACGATCCCGCCGAAGCGCATGGCGCCGTGCGCCTTTTCCCAGTTCAGGCGCTCCATCACTTGCGCGGCGGTCGATGCCCCGACATCCATCTGGTTAGTCCAGTAGGACAGGCCGCCCGTGTCCGCCTCGCGCCCGAAGACATCGCGATACGCCTGCTGGACAAATAGCTCGTTGGGGTTTTTCGCCGCCAACGCCTGCTGCTGGGCGAGGATGTCGGCCTGCGTCTGCTGGGCCTTAGCCAAGGCCGATTCCGCTGCCGTCAGCTCCTGAATTGCCTGATAGACCGACATGACCGATTTGTCGATGCCGAGCAGCGCATCCATCTGCGACTGCACGGCGTCGAGATTGGCCTGCGCCACCGACAGCGCGGAATCGGCCTGCGACTGCTGCTGCTGGGCCGTCACCAGCTCCTGCTGTGCCGCGAGTAGATCGGCCTGCGCCTGCTCAATGGACAACACCGTGTCGTCGATCCGGGTGAGCGCTGCGATCTGCGCATCGAGGGCGGCCAGTTGGCGCTCGGCCTCCGACAGCTGATCCTGCGCCGACGCCGATACCCGGTCGAGGACCGACTGGACATCGTTAAATGCCTGGTAGTAAGCCTCCGACGATGCGTAGTAGCCCCGCGCCTCCTCCAGATAGCTGCGGGATACGCTCTCCAGCTGATCCATGGCGCCGGTATCGCCGGCGAGCGCCTTGGCAGCGATCTCCTGATACTGACGCTGGGCCTCGGCGAGGCGCTGGGCCGGGCTGTAGGGCGACAGGCTGTCGTCGAGCACCAGCGACGCCTTGAACTCCTTGATGCCCTTGATGAACGACTGGAGCCTGCTGACGGTATCCCGCAGCGTGCTGGCCTGATCCTCATAACCCTGCCGCACGGCGTCCTGCGCGCGCTCCAGTGCCTGCTGGGCGGCGTCGACGCGGGACTGCGCATCGCTGACGGCTTGCGCGGCAGCCTGAGCTGCCGTCTGTGCCGCATCCACCTGTGCCTGCGCGGCGTCGATGGCCGCTTGCGCCGCAGATTGCAGGTTCTGGCGGGCGGTGTCGACGGCGGACTGCGCAGCGCTCACCGCATCGGCAGCAAACTGTGCCTGCACGTTGAGGCGCTCGGCCGCGATAGCGCGCTCAAGGGCGACGAGCCCCTGCCCGCCTGCGGCCAGCTCTGCCGCGCGGCCCCGTGCCGCCGTCCTGTCGAACTCTCGCAGCGCGCCGTCGAGCGTGCCGTTGTCGTTCGTGGCCGCAAAGAACCTGTCTTCAAAGCCCCTGATGCGCTCGGCTGCGGCGGCGATCTGGTCCGCCGTCTGCTCCACCGCTTTGCCGGCCTCCTTGAGCGAGGACGACAGGTCCGGGAACCACGAGATCAGGTCCGCAAACGCATCGCCCGTCAGCCCCGCGTTGTCGACGATGTTCTGCGCGGCGAGGCTGAAATACTGGTTCACCAGCCCCACGTCCACACCGACGCTCTGAGCCGTAGCCGTCAGCTCATCACGCTCTGTGATCAGCGCGCGCATATCGCTGATGTAGCTTTTGCCCTGCGCGCCAAGAATTTTGTCGATGACGTTGTTCTGGACATCCCAGAACGTATCGCCGACCTGCTGTGCGGCCGCCGAGAACGCCGTCAGCTGCCCGGAGAGCTGCGGGAACCATGCCAGAAGGTCGTTGAACGCATCGCCGGTGAGCTGGGCATTCGTGACGATGTTCTGCGCGGCGAGGCCAAAATACTGATTGACCAAACCAACATCAGCCCCAAGCTGCTGGGCCGTCTGCGTCAACGAATCCCGCTCCGTGAGCAGATTCCGCATGTCGACGATATACGATTTACCCTGAGCGCCAAGCACCTTGTCAATCATCGACTCGTTGAACTGCCCCGCCGTCTGGATGGCTTCATCCATCGTCGCGACAAACTGGTGCACCACGCCGGACAGCTCGGGGAATTTCATCAGCATCTCGTCGAAGGCACCGCCGGTCAGCTCCGCACCGTCCACAATACCCTGCGCGGACAGCTTGAGGTATTCCGCAATCCGGCTGCTTTCATCAATGCCAAGCGCTGCGGCGTCGGAATACATCTGCTCGACCTCCGCGAGCGTGTCGCGAACATCGTTCATGTATCCCTTGTCCTGCGCGTCATAGAGCTTGCTCGTCAGGTCATCACTGAAACTCGTGCGGAGCGCATCCATCGCCCGCAGCACACCCTCGTCAATCGCCCGAGCCGCGTCGCCACTCGACATGTACAGGTCCTCAAGGATGCCCTGTAGCGCGCTGGCACGCCCGTTGACCTGCTGGATAGCCTGCTGGACAGCAGAGATGGATTCCGCCGGCTCCAGCATCGCAAGAGCGGCATCCCGCGCGGCCTGCGTGGCCTGCTCCGCCTCGCCGCCTGACCACACGTTGAAGGCCTTCTTGACGTCCTCCACCCACGTCAGCAACTCATCCCCGAAGCTCTGCATCTCCGATTTTGCCGACGTGAACGCCCCGGACAGAGCGCCACCAGCAGAGAGCTGGTCAAGCGTGCCCTCGAAAACGTCGCGGAACTCTTTCCCGATCCGGGCCTCGAAGGCATCGAATTCCTTGTAGAGCCGGTCAACCTCGTCCATGCGGAAAGCGTTCGTCGCGATGACCAACAGCTCATGCGTCTTCGAGCGCGCCTGATCAACGGCCTGCTGAAGCGTGCCCGTGACATCGCCTGCGAGGGCGGCAGACAGCTCCTTCATCGCCGGCAGGGCAGACTGGTAATTCGCTTGGGCTTCTTCGTACCGCGCCTGTTTCGCTTGTTTCTTGGCCTCCTGGTTAGCGTAGACGGAGATGCCGGCGCCGATGACAGCGCCAATACCGCCGAGAGCCGCCGACGACAGGCCAAGGGCCGCGCCAAGCGTGCCGCCTCCCGCAAGGCTAATGCCACCAAGCGCCATGCCGCCTGTCGCGCCGGATATCGCCCCGCCAACGCCCGCCATGCCCATGGAGCCACCAGACATGCCTACGCCATACGCGCCGACGAGCGAGGTGACGCCGGCCATCGCCCCCATAATGGCCTTTCCATTCTGTTCAAGGAACGTACCAGCGCTCCCGCCGCTCGAAAATGACGTCGCAATGCCCGTCTCCGCGCCGCTGGCGGTGCCCTTTTCCGCACCCTTCTCAACCTGCTTTGGGATGCTGCTAATCAGCTTATTGGTATTGCCCATCAGCACACCAAAGATGCCGCCAACCGCATTCGGGTTGCTCGGGTCGTTCGAGGCGAGGCCGGTGAACTGCGCCAACGGCCCCTTGCCCGTCAGGAGAGCGTCGAGAGAGGCTTTCGACCATGCGTCGCCGATGCCCTTGATCGCGTCCGTCAGCGTTTCGGCGTTCAGGGTCATGTCTTCAAGGGCACGGACCCAGGTGGCGGAAACGAGGTCTTGGACCTGGTTTAGCGCCTCCTGAGCCTTCCGCTGCGCGTCGAGGGCCGCAGTCAGCGCCGACACCTGCTGCGCCTGCTCTCGCAGCCGGGCAAGGTGCTGTTCGGTCAACGGCACCTTGGCGCGCAGCGCGGCGGTTTCGGCATCGTGTGCGTACTTCAGGTACAGGACTTCCTCGGCAGACTTGCCGTATCCGGCGGCCTCCAGCTCCAACAGCTTGATCTGCTCGTCGTTCCGGTGGATGAGCTGTTCGACGGCGTTTTCGAGCTGCTGCGTGGCCTTGGCATGGTCGCGCGCAGCCTTTCCGGCCTTGCTGTGCTTCGCCGCCTGAGCTTCAAGATCGCGGTTCAGGTTCGCCATATCGCCAGACCGGTTCTTCTCGTTCTGGGCAATCAGCTCCTGCACCTTGTTGTACTCGGCGCCGGTTTCGAGCGTTTTCCTGATTTTCTCTGCCGCTTCATCGTATCGAGCGTTCAATTCAGCTCGTGCGCGTTCCTCGCGAGGAAGGGCATCGCGGGCAATTTTCTCGCTCTGCGCTATCACGGTTTCCTGAGCGGCGGTGTAACCAGTGACGTTGCCCGTTGCCTCACCCATCGCGGCGTTGAGCTTTTCAAGTTGGACGACATACGCAGCCGCGTCATTGCTCTGCTGGAATGCTTCTTCGGCCGCAGCCATCTCCTTCTGGTAGTTGGACTGCAATGTCGCCAGCTTCATCTGCGCCTGCATCGCCGCATTCATCTGGGGTGCGAGGGCGATGATTTCCTTCATGGCGCTGGACAGGCCATAAACCTGCGGCGTCGCGCCGGCCGCCGCGTTGCCCATTCCGGTCACTTTACCAGCGAGAAGATCCGCAGTACGGCCGGCCCCGTTCATGTCTCCTTCCGACGCAGCAACCGCATTGGAAAATATCCCGGCATTCCTCCCAGCATCTTCATATTTCGAGGCCAGCTTCATTAGCTCATCGGCCTGCTGGGCCACCTCAGGGGTTGCGGCAGAGATAGCATCAAGCGTTTGCCTGAACCCGGTAAGATCACCGCTCTTGAACAGGCGGTCGGTGGCATCCGCAAGTCGACGAGCCCCCTCGCTCATCTCGACGCCAAACGCCTGCTTGAATGTCGTGAGCAACCCACCGCCGGCGATCTCACCCATCGTCTGCTTGATGCTCTCAAACTCCTTCCGCGCCTTTTGCAGGGATGCCTCCAACTCCGTGCGGGACATCTCATCAAGCGCCTTGGCGAACTTCTCTACGTCACCAGCGGACTCTCGATATTTTTTGATGATGCTATTAAGGACGCTCTCGTACACCCGCAGCGACGCCGTCGCGTCATCGGTGCTTGTTGCCCAATATGCAATTCCGGCAGCGACGCCGCTAATCACTAGACCTATAGGCCCACCAAAGGCTCGCATGACAGCATTGAGCGCGCTGAGAGCCCCGGAAAGAATACTCGTTGCCGCTGCTGCTGCTGTAGCTGACGCACTGATCTGCCACGCCAAGGCAATGGGTGCCGCCATCTGCCCGGCCGTCAGGGCAAGGCTCGGGACGAGACGACTGGCCATAGCGCCGGAAACAAGGGTGACTGCCGCCGCGACAGCCCCAAACGATGGCACCCATTTATCGATGATTGCGCCGATATCCGCCGCCTCAATGGCCTGCCGCATCTCCTTCATATGGCGGGCAATCGTTTCGGTGATCGCAAGTTCCTTGTCGATATCGCCAATGCCCTGAAGCACAGCATTGCGCATCAACGTCATTTCGCGCTCGACGGTCGGCGGCAGCTTGGCGTATTCTTCGGCGATCTTCTGCGCGCCCTTCACGGTGGCATCGATGATGACCTGCGTCGTAATGCCCCCCTCCGCCGCGAACGCGCGCAGCTCTCCAATTGTCATGCCGAGGCTATCCGCTAGCAGCTCCGTGATACGCGAACCCTGCTCAGCGACGCTATTGAATTCCTCGCCCCGGAGCGCGCCTGCGGCGAGGCCCTGCGACATCTGAATGATCGCATTCGTCGCTTCCTGCGTGCTCGCCCCGGAGACTGCAAACGCCTGTTGCAGCGTGTTTGTGACCGTCAGAAGCGTGTCACTTTCGACGCCAAGGCTTCTCGTTGAGCGAGCGAGACGCGCGTAAAGCTCCACCGTGCTTTCAAGTGCCGAGCCCGAACCTTGCGCAACCGCATAAAGCCGCCCCTGAACGGCGACGAGCTCGTCGGAACTTGACGTGACCAACTTCAAGCGCCCTTCCAGCATCTTCGAGGTATCGGCCATCTCGATAAACGTGCGGCCTAGCTGGTAGACACCCAAGCCGGCGATCAGCCCCGCTAGATGGCTGTATGCCGTGGACAGCAGGCTGACGCTCGACGCGCCAGCTCTTGCCTCACTCCCCGCGCTCCGCATCCCCGCTACAGCGCGATCAAACGACGACCCCATCTGGGCGATGCTTGCCTGCATAGCCCGCGTCGCCTCCGCAGAAGCTCTCATCGCCGCCGTCGCCTGTCGTAGCTCAGCTTCCATCCGGTCTATGGATGACCCCATATGGGATGTCGCACGCGCCATCTGCTGCATGGCTTTCTCGGCGTCGCGGATGGCCTTTTCCACTCGCTCGAAATTGGTGATAACCTTGCGTGTCTTCTCGCCGGTTTTTTCGACGGACTTCCCCGCATCGTTCGACTTATCGCCAAACGTATCGATTGCCTTCCCGGCTTCGTTGATGGATTTTTCAATGTCAGCGAGATCGACGGACGCCTTTTTGACGCCAGCAGTGTTAACCTCAAGGTTGACGCTGTGCGTGGTTGCCATGGTAGGGGCTCCAATGAAAATGCGCCCAGTGGGCGCTAAACTCAGGTAGGCGGGGATCGGCTCATGAAAAATTTAATAGCGGCGTGTATCTCGGTACTGTTCTTCACCCCAGCGACAGCCGCAGACCCTGAAGGGTGGACCTTCATTCAGAACAAGGACAGGCTAACCGATATAGAAACAATCTCCGCAGCTCTTACAACGAGTTACGGGAAAATCATCGGATCAGGCCGCAAGTCATCCGCCGGAATTGCGGTCACATGTTCTCAACAAACGTACGGAATCCTTATATACTTCGGAGATAGAATCGCCTTCGACTCTGATAAGAAAATTGAATACAGATTCGATAAAAATCCGTCAAAATCAGTCGATTACGAACCGTTGAATGGAAATATTTACTACGCTAAACTAAAATACAGAGATGACATCAAGGATTTTGTCTCTGAGGCGTTACGATCAGACACCTTGTATATAAGGGTCCATTCTCGTTTTGATGCTGCTGAGGCAGAGTTTTCCGTGTCTAAGAACATTGATGAAGTCTCTTCGGTTCTTAACGACTGCATCGAGTTGCACTAAACCACTCAACGGCTGCGGCTGGTACAGGGTCGATCCATCCCCATAACTAAGCTACGAAATGCGGAGTCGACCGCCCGTCACGCCTGTGGTTCTCTTTTGGTGACGGGCGGGCGTGAACCAGGGGGCTGACATGGCAACATGCAAATGGTGCGGGCGGACTGGACCGCATGTTGAGTTGGATACCAACGGCTTGTGCGAACCGTGTCATGACATCCATGTCCCCATTATCGAGAATATTGGCAGGATTATCACCGAATCGATGGGCCTGATCCATAATAGCAAGAGTGCATCAACCCGCCTTTCCCGCATATGGGTAACGGAAACGAACGCCGAACGGCTCCGGCCGTACTACGAGAAGGGCATACCAACTATTGCATGGACATCTGGAGGGTCACTTCCGCCCGATGAGTTGATTGCACACGCCACCGGCATGAGACGGAAGGTTATCCAAGAGTTCATCGCCGAACAGGCCGATACGGCGCGAGACCGAGCGCGAACCGCGACCACGCTGCGCGAGAAATTGGCCGGGTACGACGATGCGCTCAAGGCCCTCGACCGCCTAATGAATGAGGTGCAGGACGTAACGCATCTTGAGATGGCCGGCGCGATCTTGACCTATGAGCGGAACAGCATCCGGTTTGAGACCCTATTCGAGAAGGCAGTTGCGCTTGAGGAAGCCGGGGAGCTTGCTCAAGCGAGGACTGCATATGAAACCGCCGTTGCGGCGCTGATTGATGACAACACGCCAGACGACAGGCAGGATGACCTGTTCATGCGCGCCAAGGAGCGGATAGACTCACTTGATGAGCGCCTTGCTTCTACCCCAGTCCAAAAGGCACCTGCACCGCCACATGCGGACGATCGCAAGTATCTTCCAGACACCCTCCCGCCGCCGAAACCTCCGAGGTCGATCCTTGAAAATGAGATAGAGCGCGCGTCAGTTATGCAGGTTATGGCCGAGCAAAACAGCGACCTCATTAGCGGTTGGCGGCTCCACGTAACCATGAGCACAAGAACGCCGCTTAAATGGCTTCTTCGTTTCGGGGAGATTCACGACGGGCACGACTACCCGCGCGAGATCGCCCCGATGCAGCATGCTATATGGGTCACTCGGCTCAAGCCGTGGAGAGAACTCGGGATCGACATCGATGAATTGCCGCCATCAACGATTGCGAGCGATATCGGCCCAATCCCAGGAGATGGCGGCGATTTTCTCCCGTTCCTGATATCGTACCGCCGCATCATCGAAAGCGATTCGCCCCGTGCTGAAGTCCTGGCATGCCTTCGGCAACTGAACGCCGCCTCACCAGACGTCGTCAGGCACTTCGGCGGCGACATAGCCCGCTACTTCGTTATTGATGAGCTTCAGACTCTTGACGGATGTGGTCCGGCGATTGCAGACCGTCTGTTCGGTGCCGGGTTCACGTCCGCCGATGAGGTCAGAGCCGCACCGCTGGAGCGCTTCAAAGTCATCAAGGGGCTGGGGCCGAAGACGATTGCGCGACTGCAGGGGAACCTAGACGCAAAAAGTTGAGCCTACCTATTTACCTGTAACGGGCGGTGGGTGTCAAGTACGAAGGGGGAACGCACCCACCTCACATCTGATGATACTGACCATTTTCTATGCAACTGTAAATTGCACTATGAGCTGAATCGACTCACGATCAGTGACATCGTCTCATCGTCCTGCCTTTAACTGAAAAGGGGTTGGGACATGAGCGAAGAAAGAGCACTTCAAAGGGCCATTGATGGACTGCACGCAGTTCGCGTGGCACGCGACACCTACGCGAGCAGCGAAAAGGCCGTCGAGATCGTCAGAACAATTGCTGACGCTCTCGACAACACTAGCACGCCGCAGCCGGCAGTTGTGAGCATCGACCGCGAGGTCGGCAAGGCCCTTCGCCGGGTGTATCTCGGCGAAGGCTGACGGGACGGAAGCGGCCGGCGGACGACTAGCCTGCCGGCCGGTACATTTCACGCTGATTTTCGCAGAACGTGCGTATACGGATGGTAGGGCTTCGCAGGCGGTAGCCGCTCGCTGCGCCCGAGCAGCGCACGATCGAACGCTATCAGCGCCTCCTCGAAGTGCCGGATCGCCGCGGCGAACCATTCCCGGTCACCGAACGCAGTGCCATCCACACGGCGCACCTCGATCACCAGATCGTCCACGCCCTCGCTCACACGGCGAAGGATTTCAAGCTTCTGCTCATTGTTCATTTCATGTGTCCTTTCTAATTAAAAGGGCGGGCGCACCATGCACCCGCCCCGCAGCTGTCAAGCAGCCTGTGCCGTCTCATTGATGGCGTCGATCTCCGCCTTTGTCAGACGGCCATGAAGTTCCCATAGGCGGTCCGCCAAACTCTCAGCCGTCCGTACGATGCCGAGCGCGATCCGGGGGTCGTCTGTGCGAATGCCAGCCACCGCTGCGGCTACGGTCGCAGCAAGCCCATGAAGGTCGATCAGTTCCGTTTCGATATCGAAGCCAGTCATGCTGCCGCCCTCCGGCTTGCCGAGGCTGTCACCTTCCCTGCCATGTCATTGTGCAGGGTGCGCGTCTGCCGCCGAGCGACCTCAATCAACGCCGAGATGCGATCCAGCCTGATGTTCCGGCTCCCGTCAGGGCGGCTGAAATCCAGCTCGGTCATCTCATCGCTGATCACTTCCAGCAGGAAGTACAGATCGAACGTCTCGCTGATCACCTTGTCGATGGTGTCAAGCTCCGGCTCGGGGATGAGCCCGTCTGTATCGATGAAGCTGCTTGTGGTATGGTGAGTGTTAGCCATTTCGATCACCTTCGTTGATCGTTTTCGGTGAGGGCCGATGCGGTGTTGGTGGCGCTGCACCGGCCCGATTGTTTCAGGGGTCACTGGATTGACGGTCGGTCCTCGTCGGTGCGGCCGCCACGCACGAGATGCAGCGACATCTGCCCGCGCCTTTCGGCAATCTTCGCGTCGACCGCAACCCGGCCCCCGTTTTCGAGGTACGCTTCAGCCTTGTCGGGGTCGAACAGTCGGGCGCGCGCTGTTCCTATTTCAGCGCGTGCATTATCCGGGACGCGGCACCCGACCTTTGTGAGAAGGCCGCCGAACCACGGCGCCAGCCCTCTCATTGGCGGATACCCTGCCGACTTGAGAATCTGCCCCGCAGTTCTTCCCTGTCGGATTAGCACAGGCGTTGACGGCTGGACGACCTGCGCGATTGCCGCAATGACGCTCGTGAGCGCCTCGACAGTCCTTTCGATGCCGGTCACCTTGTGCGCGAGCATTCTGGAGATGCCATCGTCGCGGCGGATCATCTCCAGAACCTCCGGAGGCAGGGATGCCACAGAGATCGACTTGCCTTCCATCCGCTCGCGGACAATCACGTTGCACTTGGCATGGAACTCCGGCGACAGGTACTTGGCATAGGCAAGGCCGATTTGCCAATGCGCCCAGGTTCCGGGGCTCTTACCACCCCTAACCGCCTTGACCAGTTCAATCCCAGAATTTCTGGGATTGAGGACATCATCAAGAAACTGGATAAATCGCTGCGCCTCAGCGGAAGCAAGCCAGTTCGCCGGCTGCTTCGCCTTGTCTCCGCCTGCGGCCTTCCACATATCCGTCAGCGACAGCATCTCGTCGCGCGCATTGATGACTTCGCCGTTGTAGACCAGCGCGCTCGTGCTATATGTACCGGTACTCATTCGAGGCTCCTTCTTAGCCTTGAGTGGTGGGGTCAACGCCCTGCAAGGCGTCGGTTCTGGTGGCAGCGACGGGGCCGTGGTGGCCAAACTCATAAGCCCCGTCGCTGTCGAGCGCGCCGAGATGGCGCTCAATCGCAAAAACTATCTCTGCATTCATGCTCCGGCGGTTATGTGCGGCGATAGCCTTCACTTTCTCTCGCACGCCATCCGGCAGCCGAATATTGACCCTATCCATAACTTGGCTGGGGTATGTATGGCTCATATGCCCGCACCCTCCTTTCAATATGCCGAGTCGGCATATTGAAAGGAGGGTGCGCACGCATTTTATGTCAAGTCGGCATAATTCCAACTCGGCATAAAAGCGTGTATGAATCCCCGCCATGGCCAAAGACCCCTACCCGAGCGAAACTGCTGACCGATACATTGTCCGCTTCCCTGACGGGATGCGCGACCGGCTGAAGGCTGAGGCCGCGAAGAACAACCGCTCTCTGAATGCCGAGATTGTCGCCCGCCTCGAAGCGTCATTCGACGCAACCGCCAAGCCTGCCGACTCGGTCAACGGCGCGCACCTGAGGCGCATGGAAGCCGCCGCAAGGCGGATGGAGACGGCGGCGCGTCTAATCGCCACGCAAAAACGGTTAACGGCCGTCAAACGGGCTATACACCTCGGTAAGCGCCAGACGCCGCCCGAAAAGCCCGAAGACTGACAACAAAAAGCCCCGCCGAAGCGAGGCTGTGACGGCTACGGCGCGGATTATCACGCCGCCAACCGCTCCACGTTCTGACGGAAGCGTTTCCAGTCCTGACGAACCTGGTGGACTGAACGGGTTTTTTGCTGAACGTGATACACCCACTCATGTTGCCACGTATAGGTTGCATCGTCGCTATTGTCAGCCAAGGCAACGGGCATTCTCGTCTGCTTCCACTCCATGCCGACTGGCTGTGACTTGTCCGGCACCGCATGTAGCACGAAATTCGCCAGGTCCTCTTTCGGGCTGCGCGCCTCTATAAAGAACGGGTCGATTTCTCTTGTAAGCAGAGACGATCGATATGCCATGAAGAGAAGCTTCGAGAGCGACAGGGGGCCGTGCTTATCAACCCCTGACCAGATGATAACAAGCACGAATTGCTTGTCGTGCCCCCGAAGCATCCAAAGGCACGCTTCCGGGTGAAGGCCAAGCCCTCTCATCTGCGCCAGATATTCTGCTCCGGCGTCATGTAGCTCCCGAGGTAACTCCGGCACACCCACGGCACCACTCCATCATCTGAGAACACAGCATCAAGCAACTCACGAACAACTGTCAGCGGCATTTCTCCGGCCACATATGTGTGCTCTCGACGCCACTGTAGCACAACCTGCCAATACGGCGCCAGATCGTCATCAGCCATGACTTCCATTCCGAGGGTGCGAGAGAGCCTCCCCAGATCGTGATCATATAGATCGCGACGCAAAGCTCTTGGCGGGAACCTGTTCAAACGCTCTTTTGCCATTATCGACGCTTTTAGCACACATTCGGCGGCGAACCCGGCGCGTTCCCACGCGATATTCCGAGTTGACGGAACGTACACAAGGGCGTACGCGGCATCCCGATTCGAACGGGCAATCCGTAGCCACTCATCAACGCTATCGGCCTGCTCGAACATTCCGCCCCCGCCAGACAGCGGAATCATGGCGGGACTACAGCGATTCTGTCAATCGCCCGGCTACCCCTCGCGGCCGAGCAGGAAGCCCGCAACAAAGGCATAGACACCCAACAGCGGCAGCAGAACATCGCCCCGGCCGGCGAGAAGCGCAACGCAGATGAAAATGGAGATGATAAGCAGCGCGGCCAGAGCAACGTTGCCAGCGACCCATCTGCCGGTCCCGAAGATGCTTCTCAGCATAGCGAACCCCACTGCGGCGCCAGTATCTCCCAGCGCTTGCGGAGGGCGGCGAGCAGCTTTTCGCCGCGCTCGTTTTTCGGCATGAACTCGACCTTGCCAGTCAAGACTTCCGGCACGGCCAACTCGCGATTGAGCACGATGGCGTATCCCTCAGCGTCGTCCGCCGTTACGACGTGATGCACCACCTCGCCATCAACGCGCATCTCGATGTCGGCAAGGTCGAACGATGTCCATGCCAGCTTGTCCTGCTTGTCGGTCGTGATGCGCATGCCACTTAATCCCCTTCACCGCCGTTGTTATCATTGACAACGCCCGATGATGATGTTATGAATAACAACATGAAAGCCAGACTGATCGAGAAATCACGGACGGTCATCAACGACACGACATTCTTCGAGGTCGTGTTGTGGCACCTGCCCAATCCCGTTCCGGGCAGCGCCCACCCGTTCAAGTACAGGCTGGCGCTTGTCGTGAACGGCGAATGCGTCCTGCGTTATGACAACGAGCGCGGCAAGGGCGATCACCGGCATATCGAAGGCCGTGAAGACGCCGTCGCCTTTACCTCGCTCGAAGACCTGTTCGACGCCTTTCAGGCCGACATGGAAAGGATCATCACATGACCACGCTGACTGTACGACTTAGCACCATGGATGACGCAAAGGCGCGCTTCGTGGAGGCCGGGAGGCGCGCACTCGCTGGCAAGGCCACGGAGGCGGCACCGTCTGTCAACTTCCTGTCCTATGACGAGATGCACCGCGTGCTCGCGCCGCTGCGCATCACCATCGTCCGGGCGCTGGCCGGCCAAGGAGCACTGTCAATCCGAGAGGTTGCACGCCGCGTCGACCGCGACGTACAAGCCGTCCATCGCGATGTGACCACGCTCGTGAATGCGGGCATCGTTGACCGGACGGAAAGCGGGGTCGAGTTCCCCTATGACCGCATCCACTTCGATTACGACCTGGGCGTTGCTGCGTGATCAGGCGGCGTCCCGACATGGTAGCGAAGGCAGCGGCATGAACGCGAAGCACGTAAAGTCAGACCCTACCTTGATTGACCTGGATGATGCCCCAGAGTGGACCGAGGATCAGCTTGCCCGCGCTGAACTGGCCGTTGACGGCAAGGTGATACGGGAGGCGAATGGCACGCTCACTCGGCCAAGAGGAAGGCCAAGGGTTGCGAGTCCCAAGCAGCAGGTTTCCGTGCGTCTCGACGCCGACCTGTTGACGGCGTTGAAGGCAACCGGCCCGCGCTGGCAGGCGAAGATGAACGCCGAGCTGCGCAAGGCGATGGGGCTCAAGCACTGATCCTCACGGCCCATCCAGCGCGGCCAAAACCCGCCTGACGAGGCTGCTGCGCACGATGTCGGATCGGTCGAAATGGACAATACGAACGCCGTCGACGCCCATCAAGCGGTCGACGGCCTCCATCAAGCCGGATTTCCACGCAGGGACATCGATCTGCCCCGGATCGCCATCGATGATGGTCTTCGCCCCCTCGCCCGCTCTCGTCAGGATGGTTTTGAGCTGGTGAAATGTCAGGTTTTGCGCCTCGTCGACGATCACCCAAGCGTTCCGAAACGTTGCGCCACGCATCAGCTCAACGGGAGCCGCGACGATCTTCCCTGACTTGATCAGGCTCGTGACGAACGAGACCCCAAAGGACTCGTCGAGTATCTCCCGGATCGGCGCGATGTACGGCGCGATTTTCTCGTCGACCCCGCCCGGGAAATAGCCCAATGAATTGCCAACAGTCGTAATCGGCCGCGTGATGACGATGCGCTCGATATCGCCCCGCTTGAGGGCATCGGCGGCGTCAGAAACAGCCACGTAGCTCTTGCCGGTGCCGGCCGGCCCGATGCCGAACGTGATGTCCGACGCCGCTATGGCAGCCCTATACCTGCTCTGCGCCTGCGTGCGCGGTGCCACCGGCTCCTGCCGCCCCTGTGGTACTGTCGGTGGCTTCTCCTGTTTTGGCTTCCGGACGGGTTTGCTCGTTGAATCCTGGCGTCTCGCCATTATACCTCGCGGAGTGATTGATAGACGACGCGGCGCGCGGGAACGCCGATCACCGCATCGCCGCCCGGAACACATCCCTTGCTGAATTACTGCTCTCCGGCACATCCGGCTCGCCCTTGACGGCCTTCAGGTAAGCCGAGCCCATCGCCCGAATGCGGGCACGGAACATTGCAGCTTCATCCGGATGCGCTCCCTGCCTCTACATTCTTCGGTTGCTTCCCCATCAGCATCCGGAAGCCGGAAACGATGTTGCTGTATTTCGCTGGCTGCATGGCTTGGCCTGACTTCGATTTACCGGTGCTGTCCGATGACACGCGGAGCCGTTCAGCATCCATCGCCCGTAGAATGGCGAGTTCCCACGGACGGGGGCGCTCACCATGGAGCCTAGCCCATGCGTCGATGTCGGACCATGAGAATGGGCTGGGGCCGTACCCGTTGCCGGTGCGGCCCTTCTCCAGCTCCCAGAACCACTGCCAGAGATGCTCACCTGCCGGCGGTACGTCAGGCGGCAGGAGATCGTCAGGCGTAATGCCCGACCGCTCCTCGTGCCGCTCAAGCCGCTGACGCAGCGTGACGCCCTTCTTGTCGGCCTTTCCAAGCCGCGTGATGGACGCCACTGCCGCGCAAAGATGCTCGCTCAGCTCTTCAAAAAAGCCGCGCGATCATTACCATCCGCTTCTACCTGCTCGTAGACCCAACGGTGCTTGCGATAGAGCGCGATGGCGGCGTCGGTCGAGAACTCCAGATCGACGCCATTGTCGCGGACGCCGGCCCACGAGATGGTCGCGCCGGCGGCGACGCGCAGGGCTTCGTCCTCCAGCTCGTCGGAGGTCAGCGGCTTGTTGCGGCGACGCTTCAAGCGCTGGTCGGTGACGCGCTTCTGCACGACGCGACGGCGTTGGCTGTCAGGACCGGCCACACGGATCACGATGCCCGTGTCCTCGCCGGTCGCGGGGTGCACGATATGGACTTCGACGCCATCTTCCTGCGTGGCGGTCAGGGCGTCGATGCTCGAAAGGTCAAAAGACATGCAGATGCTCCAGAAAAGGAAAAGGCCCGCTCGATGGCGGGCTGATCAGATGGTTTGGCGTGATTGCCGGATCAGGTGGCGCCATTCGTGCGCGGAGTCTCGATCCAGTACTTGGTGTTGATGCCGAGTGACGTGGACGAGCGCAGGATGTCCGCCGGATTGACGGTGTAGGACATAACCTTGGCCTTGAACTTGATGTTGCCGCCGGTGGCGCCCGAGCCGCCAGCGCAGTTCACGTCGTTCAGCTCGATCTTGAAGTTGTAGTCGCAGCTGTCGTCCAGCGCGTCCTGAAGGTCAGCCTGGCCGGGGTCAAGGGTATCGCGGATCAGAGTGAGGTCGAGCGTCGTCGCCTCCTTCGCGCCCTTCACGACTGCGGTGTTCTTGTCGCCCTTGGTCTGGTAGCTGTTGCTGGCGTAGGTGATGCCGAACTCGCCGATTTCCTCGATCCCGCCGACCTCCTGCCAGTTACTTTCGGTGGCAAGGTCGCCCTGCCCTCCAATGTAGATCTTGGCGTCATCGCCGGAAAAACCTTCTGCCATTTTGGCCTCCTTTTGACATAAAAAAAGGCCCGCAGAAGCGAGCCGTTGAGATACCCTTGCGGGCGGTTTGCGGGGCCGTCAGATGCCGACAACTCCGGAAAGGATATCGTCCAGCTTCACCACCGGGAAGCACTCCAGTGCCGTGCCGGGCGTCGCGTTCAGGACGGGAAAGCCGATGTCGCTGACCTGCCTCGCGATGGTATTCATCGCCGGGATGATCTTGCGTTCGTGATGGCCGGCAGGCGATTGCACCTGGTGCAGGTCGTGCCAATTTCCGCCGCGCATGTCGAAACCAAGAAGAACGACGGCGCGGGCACCGAACAGGTACGCCATGTTGATCGCAGCCGCTCCACTGCAATGCCCCCCAAGCTTGCGCGGCACGGTCGAGAACGTCCCCCCCCCAGCGCCGCGGAGCCACAGGACATCCAGCCCCATCGTATCCGGCGGCGGGTTGCGCGTGACGCGATACCGGCCCTCGAAGCGATGCAGGTCGCGCCAGTTCCACTCCCACCAACGCAGGTCGGACCAGAACAGCACGTCAGCCCATGGCGCCTTGAGGTAGGCGTTGTTGACCGCGATGACGCGCCCCCTGCCCCGGATACTGTCTACGTCAATGTCGTTGAGCGACGAGCCGCCACCGAGGATGAAGGCCAGCTCGCCGCCCCACTCACGCGGGACATGCCAGCGGGACGCAATCCGGTTGCCGGACACCTTCGCCGCAGCGTCAGAGGCGGCCAAGGAGGCCCGTTCAACCGCTCCGGCTACATCGCCAGCCAAAACGGACCGAACCGCCCCAGCGACGTTTACGCGGGCACGGCGGCATCGTTCACAGGCCATGTCAGATAATCGCTCGATACGGGATGCGGACAGGGACGACGAACCATGCCCCGTCAGTCCACGCGGTCATGATCTGGGGCGGGTCGTCGAGCTTCACGAGACAGTCTGCCCAGCCGGTGCGGAAGTGGTAGGCGAGCTTGTCGGCGACCTTCAACGGCTCCGTCTCTCCCTTGTTGATCGGCCAGAACATGTCGATCTGGAAAAGACCCTTGTGCTCGACTAGCGAGATGCCCGCCGTCAACCGCCGCGGCGTGGCGCGCAGGATCGTCGCGCGGAGGTATCCCTTGTCCTCGACGGGCTTGTACACCCTCCCCGGCCATGCAATCGGCAGATCAGGGCCGGCGGGCGCGAGCGTGAAAGCTCCGAGACGGCCCATAAGCGCCTCGGCGATGGCGGTCTCGGCGGCCATGACGGTCAGTCCTTGAACACTTCGGAGGCGGCCTTATCGACGACGCCGGCGAACTCGCGCACGGTCGTTGCCACCATGCCGGCGGGGGCCTGCTTCGACCATCCGTCTTCCAGACGCTCGGCATACGGCAAGTTGTTCGTGAGATAGATCGTGTCGCCAGCCTTCACGCCCATCGTTGCGGCCTGAGCCGCTGAAATGGTGGCCGATCCGTCCTTGTCATCCACTGCAATCGTGCCGTTCGCAACGCTGCCGATGGACACTTGCCAGTTGCCACGGAAACGCCCGGTATCAACGGGGCTTTTCAGGATGATGCGCGTGAACATATCGAGCGACACCTTGCGGACGATCGTGTCAAGGTCGACCCGCGTCTGCTTGGCCCATTTGCTGATATCAAGCGCCCACTTCTTGCCGCTCGTCGATTTCGCCATGATCACCTCGCGAAAATGACGATGAACGCCGACACAATGCCCGCCGCCGGGATCGGCCGAACGGCCTTGATTGCGTAGCGCACGCCGTCAACCTCGATCTTGTCGGATGCGACCGGCATAATCACACCGGCCTCAACGGTCGCCTGATAATCGCTGGCGAGGATCAACGTGCCGTCGACGAACTTCTGTGACACACCGCGCACGGCGGCATTGACGCTGTATTTGCGCTCGATGCTCGGCGGCGGCTCCCACGGCTTCATCGGGTCAGGCAAGCCTTCCTCGGTGCGGACGATGGCGACAGCGCCTTGAGCAAAGCGCCCGAGAAGGCCGGTCGCGGTGTCGCGCATGCGCCCGTAAAAATCAGTCATGCTACGCCCTCGCGACCTTGCCGAAATACCGCACGCCGCTGCAAAGCAGGGGCGCCAGAATGTCGTCGATGATGGTATGAACCGGCCGCATGGCATCGGCTGACACGACGTGATCGCCGTACTCGACCTCGATGACGTCGACCTTTTCCTTGGTGACGACACGGCCCGGCGTGACGGTCGGCGACAGACTGCCGGCCGCCGTCAACTCGACCAGTGCAGCCTCGTAAACCGCGTGCTCGATCTCGACCGGAACCACGTCATCGGCGATATTGAAGCCTGCGCAGTCCTTCGCGCCTTCGCGCGGCCATCCCAGCGCCTGCGCTCTGCCTCCGGTCTTCTGCCCCGGATACCGGCGACCATATCGACCGTCGATGTAGACGGAGGCCCGAACGAGCGCGGCGCTGCGCTGCGTGTCCGTGACGCCCGTGGCGGACCATGCGGCATTTCCGCGATCCGCGTGATAGACGAGCGCGTCGGGCAGTGAGCCGTAGAAGTCAGCCATGCGTCATCCCTCCCCGCCGAAGATGATTTGATGCTTGGCAAGCTCCATGAGCACCAGCGTTTCGCCAGCATTCGCCGAACCAGTGACCCATATTGTGCCGTCCGGTCTCTCAGCGAGAATGGCGATCTTCGTGAAGCCCTGCCCTTTGGCGTCTTCAAGGATCTCATCGGCATCGAAACGGAAGCCCTCCCCAACCTCGACGGGCTCAAACTTGTGGACCTCGCCCATATCAGTGCTCGCCTCCGTCGAAATCCCGCACATCGACCGGCGACCAACTGCCGTCAGGCCAGCGCACGATCGCCACAACAGCGGCGGCCGCGTCGTCCGTTTCGTCGCCCTCATCGTCCAGCCACACCTCGATGCCGCCGATGATGTCGGCGTTCGTTATCGCCAGCCGCTCACCGCGATTCAGGGCGATGACGTTGACCGTCTCAGCCATCCGCGTTCACTTTCTTCGTGGAGCGCCGCCGGGGCGCGCGTGGGGCCGGAGACGGGACAGTCAAGGCGGCAGCACCGGCGGCCGTTACCGGCACGTCAGCGGCCTCATATGCCGCCACCACAGCCGGCCAGTCACCCACCACGACAACCTCAGTCGCCGCAGGATTGACCGACGAGAAAAACCTGGGATTGGCGTAGTTCTCGCCGGCGACAAACCCAGACTTTTGCGTCGTGTACGTGATGCGCATATCGTGCCCTCATTGGAGCAGCAGCGGCCCGTAGGCCGCCACCAGTGTTGTGAGACGAGATCAGGTGTTCGGCGCTGAACCGGTGATCTCGATCAGAACGCCGGCCGTCACCTTGTCGGAATTGGCGTACTGCACCCAGTTCGCCGACGTCCCGATCTGGGTCAGGTTCGGGTTAGCCGGGGCCGGCGCGGAACCGCCAGCGCCGTCCGCGTTCCACGAGTAGCCCAGCACTTCGAGGTTGAAGACGCCTTCAGCACGGTAGCCGTACGCGAGGTTCTCCAGGTCGTTGATCTCGAAGGACCGGAACCCGGGAGGCTGTGACTCGATGATGGACACGGCCCCGGCCTGAAGGCCGAAAATCGCGTCAGGCGGGAGCTGGTCGGACACCAGAACTGGCTTGCCGAGCGTGCCCGGCTGGCCGCCGTAGATGACCACGTCGGCCTCGTTGAACACCTTCGCGTCGATGGAATCGTCCACCAGGTCAAAGTAGGTGTTCGCGTCCATCGCGAAAATGGCGACGCGGCCGAAGCGGTCACCGAACTTGCGCAGTCCCTTGGTCAGCACCTTCTTCCCTTCATTGAAGAAGCTCCCAGAGACCACAAGGTTCGGGTTGGTGCTGATGGCCGCTTCCAGCGCGGCCGTAGCGGCCTTGATGTAGTACGCCAACGTCTCGTCAGCGGCGTGTTGCCCTACGACCTCCGAAAACTCATCCAGAGAGCGCACGCGGCGCTTGAATGCTTCCTCAGTCGTGCTGTAAGGGCCGTACTTCCACGGCACCTTCACACCGATGGCCTCGCCGGCGCCGATGTTCTTCTGGCCGACCCCGGCGGTGCTGTTGACATTGCGGTGCTCCAGCCCGCCCGCAATCTCGTAGAGGCTGCGGCGCTTGAAATCACCCTCGATGCTCTCGTTGGTCAGGACGAACGCGCCGCGAGAGGCCTCGTTGAAGACCTGGAGCACGTCCTGCATACGCTCAAGATAGGCGGTCTGCGCCAGATCGTTGTAAATGATCAGGTCGCTATTCACAGTGGTTGCCATTGGGAAGCTCCCTTACTTCGGCAATTTCAAGAATGCAGACTGACCGTGTTTCGCGATGTACTCTGACTTCTGCTGCGCGGTCATCTTGCTGCGGTTCAGGGAGGCTCCCCCTCCGTTCAGATTCGGCGGTGTCCCACCGCCAGTAATTCCGGTGCCATCGAAGGCCCGGCCGAAAACGTCGGACGAGCGAAGCTCGGCGACGAAACCCTTGATATCCAGCGGATCACCCTTAGCATTCGAGATGCGTGGGTTGCCCTCGCGGTCGACGATCTCGACAGAAAACTTGCCTTCCGCCTCCTTCACGCGGGTGAACTGGCGGACATGCGGCAGAAGCAGTTCCACGGAGCCCTTGGCCTCGGCGATGGCGGCGGTAGCAACCTGATCCACGAGCAGATATTCGACCTGCTTGTAGAGGTTGCCAATCCGCTCATCCTTGCCCGCGACTTCCTGTGCGTGCTTGTCGAGCAGCTGCTTTTGCAACGCCTCGACCTTCGCCTGCGCGATCTTGTCGGCCTCCTTCTTCGGGTCGATATCCTTGAACTGCTCGTAGTGGCTCAGCGCCTCCCGCGCTCTGTCAACGTCGATATCGCCGAACTTTGTGATCTGCTTCTTCAGCCTGTCGTTTTCGCCGCGCTCTTTGCCGAGGGCGCTTTTCAGCCCCTCGACGTCTTCGAGCGCCCAGCCGCCAACAGGTTCAACAGCCAGCGTGAACTTCCCGTCCTCGCCCGCCGTGTAAAAATCGCGCGCACCTTCCGGCACGCCATCGAGGTTATCGACGATCGCTTTCAAAGCCATTTCTATATCCATCCCGGATTACGCGCCGTCCCGACGCAATAAAAAAGGCCCGCGAAAGCGAGCCGGTTAATCCGCGTTTGATGCTCGGCAGCCCTGCCGATCGCTCAGGCTGCGGCGGCCTGTTTCTCTCCAGCAGCGAGGCGCTCGATGGCGTCCACGAATGCCGCTAGCTCGTGCCCGGTGCTCAACCTTCCCACGCGAGCCTTCGCGGCATCTCGCGCCAGTTTCATGCGATCCGGATTTGCCAGCAGCAGACGCAGCTGCGCTTCATAACCGTCGACGTCCTCGCGGTCGATGAAGACGCCTGCATCGCCAAGGGCCTCGCAGAGCCCTGCCGTTGGGTTGGCGATGACCGGGATGCCAGACGCCATCGCCTCCATGCCGGCCAGTCCATAGCTCTCATGCAGCGATGGCATGAGCAAGATCGACGTCCGCGACCAGACGTTGCGCTTCATGTCCGCTGTGCCGTCAAGGATCGTGACATTCGGCCCCGGCCGGGTAATCTGCGCGCCGTGCCCGCCGCGCACACCGATGAATTGCACGTCTGGCAGGCGACGCGCCAGCTCGTAGAACACTTCCGCGCCCTTGTCCCGATTGAGATTCACCAGCGTGACTGCATCGCCCGGCGTTGTGGCGTGGTCCTCTGGGCGCACCGGCGGATGAACGACCATTCCCGGAACGCCGAATGCCTCACGCACCCACTTCGTGTTGTAGACGACAAGGTCGGGTGACGCCTCAATCTGGCGGCTGATATGGTCTTCGTCACTGTGGACCAGGAGCGTCGACTTAATCCCACGCGATCGCGCGGCCGGAATAACGCGGAGGCTCTCGGAATGATGCGTGATCACAACGTCGAACCTGCCTAGCCTCCACCGCCTGCGCGCCTCGCCCCCACTGAGAACAGTAACCCCATCCAACACAACCGAACCGGGCGTGTCTCGGACACCTAGCGTGACAACATTGTGCCCTCCATCATGCAGCGACCGCGCGAGCCCGTGCATCATCGTCTCGCTACCGGCTTTCAAAAACGGCCAAACGCCGTGCGCGACAAATGCGATCTTGAGCGCCATGCTACTTTTGACCCCTCGAAATCTCTCGAAGCTCGCCCAACGAACGCTCCCTGCCCGTCTGGTCGATCAGGTCGTGAAAGTTGATCTTGCCGGCGCGCCACAGGCGAGCTTTGCCGCGACCGAGCGTTTCGTCCTGAAACGCGGCGGGCTTCGTCTTCAGCCATTCCTCGTAATTCATGCCAGCAGGCACCTGCCCATCCATCGACGAGCGCGTACTTTCCGGCACCTCGTCCATGTCCACACCTAGCTCGCGCCACGCTCTAAGCAGAGGCGTAGAAGTACTTCGGCAGCGCATGTGAATTTTACCCGGCCCCTGAAGCCATGGGATGTTATGTCCTATCGGCTTATTGTCGAGCGTGTACTGAAGTTTATCCCTCGCCTTGCACAACGTCGTGGTGCGATGATCGAGGGTGCTTCGCCAGACCTTCCCTTTGATCAGGTCGCTGTTGTCGCTGTACATCTCTTCGCGCGCCGAGTTCGCCACGCTGTTGACGCTCGATATCACCAGCGTCTCGGCGTTCCGGCGCGAGATGTCCATGAAGCCCTTGACCGGCTCGCCGCTCTTCGTGCCGCCCCTCACCCGGCGCACCAGATCGGCATTCGTCTCGCCCAGCGCCATGCCCTGCCGCATGGTGTCCATGAACCGCTGATAGGTGTCGCCAGCCTGCCGTGACCACCATTCCGTGATGGGCGCGCCTTCGATCAGCACGCCGTTGACGATGCCGCGCAGTTGGGCATTGGTGAAGGCGGCCGTCGCCATCTCGACGCCGATCACCGTGTTCATGGACGACGCGACGAACGCGGCCTCATAATCGGCAAGGTCTATCAACTCGCCGACCATGTACTTGTTGACGTCCCGGTAGGCCGTTCGCACCGTCTCCTGTACCTGCTCCAGCAGCTTCTCCAGCCGCTCTTGCTGGTACCGGGCGCGAGCCACGCCAGTCGGGTCGATCTTCGCCAGTTGTGCGACGATCTCGCCTTCCAACTCATTCAGGAACGCCAGCACCTTCTTGCGCTCGTGCGCCTCCAGCCTCAACAGGTCAATGGCGTGGGCCGTGAAGATGTCGAACAACTGCTCGTTGGCGCTGACCGATTCAGCCATTCTTGGCGCCCTCAAGCTCTAACGGATCGCCGGTTAGTTCCACTCGCTCATCGTCCTTAGCCAATCGATCGGCCTCGACCGCCTTGTCGAACTGCGGCCCGAGGATGCCTCGACGGCGCAGCTCATCCCAATACGTATCACGCGAGATGTCGCGCGAGGTGCGAGCCGATTGCAGCGTCGTCAACTCCTGGCTGTCGCCCGACCCGACCACGAAATCGGTATCGACGAACACCTCGGCCTCAATCTTCTCGCCCAGCCAGTCCGCCGTGATCGCTAGCGCCTGTTCGAGCGCGTCCTTCAGCCCCACGGCCCACGTCTGCAATGCGCTATGCGCCTTTGCCGACTCCACGCTGGTCGCCGTCGCCGTGATGCCGCCTGCCTGTTGCGTAAGCGGCTGCATGCCCAACCGGCGCATGTCGGCAATCAGGTCGCGGATGTCCTCGCGAATTTGGCCGATGTTCGCCGCGTCGGGGCTGATGTAGCTCCACGAAGTGGGTGATCCCCCAGCGTCCGGCGGGGCATAAAGCACCCGTTTCGGCCCGACAGGGATCCTCTGATCGCCCTCCAGCACGAACCCTGATCCGCAAAGCATCGGAGACGCCGCGAACGTCAGCACCTCGTCCTTGCGGGACATGGCCTGATACAACTCGATCTGCATGTGTGCCAGATCGATCAGCGGGGGGCGCACAATCTGCGCACCATCCCGCTCGCCGACGTAGTAGAGCACCAGCGGGACATACCCAAGCGACGACCGGCCTTCCGCCACCTTGGTCAGTGCGGACGTGTATCCCGGTCCCGCAGCGCCCGTTGTCTCGGCCTGCCACAGCTCCCACCGGCCCGGCTCCAGCACGCGGACGCGGTCAATCGTCTTCTCGCCGAAGCCTTCACGCTCGACGGATCGCTCGCGAATGCGCGCATGCGTCACCGTCTCCTTGCCATCGATGATGTCAGTATAGACCGCAATCAGGCTGCGAGCAGGGATGCTCACCCAATAGGGCCGTGCGCCAGATGCCCTCTCCTGCGCCAGCGTGATACCGTCACCGACCTGCGGATAATCGACGAGGATGGCGCCCATTCCGTCAGCAATCCCACCCTCAAACAGTGACCGTGCGAACACCGTCAGGCTGTTGCCGCGCGTATCGACGTCCTCGGCGATGTCTGCGATCCGCTGCGAGATGCTACCCTGAAGCGCGACATCCTTGCTGAACGGCTTGGACACGAGCGATCGTAGCGCGTCGTTGAACTCCGGCCGCCACGGTGCCGTGCTCAACCGGCGGCGATACTCCGCCTCGTCCTCTTCCTCGTACTGCGGCAGATGGCGCTTCCCCGCCGCGCGGACCCGATCGATTCCGGCGCGGATATCGTCGACCAGCTCCCACGCGGGACGCATGGCCTCATAGGCCGAGGACGGCGCCGCCGGGTTATCCGTGTTGACTGCCATCGTCTCACCGCCTGATTGAGTAGCTGCCGACCACGGGCACAACACCGGGTTTCACTACCGGCATAACCCAATTCACCACATACCCACCTGCATCATTCAGGTGATCGTGGCCCGTTGTCTTGTCCGGCATTCCGTTCTTGTCATAGGCTTGCTGCTCCTGCGCCTCCGCATATCGAGGGCAAGCCTTGTCGTTCAGCCACAGCCGGCCTTTCGCGTAGCCAGTGTTGACTGCGTTGATCCTGTCTTTAACTGCCGGGTTGCTGTCTCGTGCATGGACCACGTACCTCGCCTGCCTCAGCAGCGCGATGTCCGATAGCGAAGCATCAACCGTCTTACGGCTCTTGCCAGTGGCGTCTGGGTAGATGTGAATCTTGTGCCCCTGCCACTTCGCGTTGATCGCCGCAATCAGATCGGGCGTATCCAGAACCCCTGTCAGTTCGCCCACAGCATGCCAGCCAGGCCTTTCGCCGACCGGCCTCTCTACATAAACGACCGATGCCATATTGCCGACGTTGAAGTCCTGCCCGATATGGAGGTCCTCGCCGTCTCGTATCGTTTCCGTCGACCGGCGCAACACCCGGTTGTAGTTCCGATAGACCGTCCCGCTGGTGAGGTTGACGAACCCGCCCATCAGATAGGCGGAAATCAATTCCTCGGTGTAACTATCCCTCAGCGACTGGATATAGTCGGGCGGCAGAAACCGCGCATTCTCGTAGGTGCTCGCCTGCACCATCGAATAGTCGCGCCGACTACCGGACGCAAACGTCTGATAGACGAACTTGAACCCCTCCGGCGTCGTCGTCACGCCGATGCCATTCACAACACCCGGAATGACGAGCCGCATGCGAGCGATGATCTTACGCCACGCAGTCAGCGCCTTGTCGGTCGGCATCACATCGATCTCATCGACGAGAGCGCGGGCGATCTTGAACCCGACGATACTGCCCGGCTCATCCATCGACCGGCAGATGATTAGGCCGTAATATACCCGACCTCGGTAGAGATGGACCTCCTTGTCGGCCTTCCGGACGGACAGCCGGAAGCCGATCATCTCTGCGGCCTCTTCCAGAGTCGGCCAGAACGTGTCCCGGATGTCTCGATATGTCGGGGCGAAATATCCCTGCACCGTTCCGGGGTGTTCTCCGGCGAACAGCAACAGGTCGATGCAGCCGACCATTGTCTTGCCGGACCCGAACCCGCCGACATACGCCCTGAACTTGGTATCGAGCCCCTTCAGAAAGATCGCTTGCGGCTTACTCAGGCTCAGGCTTGGTAACGCGGACATCGCTCACCGCGTCCCGCACGTCGATCTTGATGTGCAACGGCGGAGGGTCGTCATCGTCGTCCTTCCCGCCGTCGTACATCCCGAGCATCTTCGCCAGATCGACCAGAGCACCGCGCTTGTCGTGGAACTTGATCTTCACGCCGTCTCGGGTGTTCCCGACCTCGGAAATCGCCGCCGCCGTCTCGGCATCCAGGTCATCGCTGTCGATCAGCAGCACGCCAGATGACCGCGCTACCGTGCCGTCATCGAGCGCCTTTTCGTACTCGCCCGGCCCCCACTTCACTGCCTTGCGGACATCGTAAAATGCTAGCTTCGCAAGTTCAGCGACAATTCGGTCCTTGGTGATTTCCGTCTTCGCAGCAAGCCGGCCCTGACGTTTCGCCAACTCATTCGCAACCGAAGTTTTCCGAAGCAACTGCGGCCCTTGGACGTCTGCCGTCTTCGCGCTGTAGCCCGCCCTGATCGCAGCCTGCGTCGCATTCAGGCTTTTCATGTATTCGTCGACGAAACGGCCCTGCCTTGGTGTCAGCGCCATCTCTTTAACCCTCCATCGCCACTGGCATCAGTTTGGCGCCAACAGCGGTCAGGATGCCGTGGCATCCGAAGCGATATCCTCGACCGTAACCGGGTCATACTGCACCTTGCGCAGGTACACGCCCCACAGCGGCCCGGTGACGCCCTCATCAACCCTGGCATAAGGCCAATCGCCGTCTCGATCGACGACAAACGAGACGCGGTCGCCATCCGTATTAACTAGATACTCTGGCCAAGCGTGCCCCCAAGGCAGCGCCTGATAGGCGACCAGCACCTTCCCATCTGTCACCACACCGGCGAAGAGTACGGCAGCCGGGGCCTCATCGCCCCACCGACCAGTTTCCAGCCAGCGATAAAACTCATCAGCGCGCTCCGGGCTTCCCGCCCTGATGGCCAGTTCCAGCGCCTGATAGCGACGATCAGTCATCTCATATCCTCATACAGAAAAGCCGCCCAGCGCGCGCCGAGCAGCAAAAAACGGCGGTCACCACCAGCGACTGTGATACTGTGCCTCTATAGTCAACGGAGCCACAGGAACTGTGATTTGACCGCGCCCGATGCCACCCCCACGATGACGCCCGCAGACGTGTCCGCATGGGTCGCCGACATGAAGGCGAAGCGCATTGCCGCTATAGACGCCGAATGCGCCCGGCTATTGGGCATGCACCCGAACTCGATTGCGGCAATGAAACAACGCGGCGCCGACCGTCGCACTGCCCTTGCATGCCGAGCACTGGTCCATCTGATGGAGCCGTACAAGGCGCGATGAATTGACTGCGAGCGTAACCGAGGCCCGCTCGCCGACCGCCGATCATGCAGCCGCCTGCTATTGGCAGGATTTCAAGGCGGCACCGGTAGACAGCCGGCCCGCCAACATCATTGGATCCAGCCCATCGCCCATGCCAAGCCGAGGCTCGGCAGCAGCGTCAGCCATGAGAGACCGAACAAAACCAGCGACAGGCCGGCCACCACCGAGAACAGGCTGTTGAGGAAAGCCAGCACGTCATTCATCGTGGGCGTCCTCATCGTCACCGCGGAGGAACCCCACGAACTCCCGAGCAATGTCGATGATCTCCTCAGGCTCGCTGACGGAGCGCTGCCAGCCGGCCACCTCTACAGCGGCCATGAGCGCCTCGACACGGCGGCGCTCGGCTTTGTTGGCAAGTGCCTCAGTGCTGCACGACATGGATACGCCCCTCCGCCGCAAGCGGGAGATCGTCACCGGCGCCGGGCTCGACGCCCTCGCAGAATTCCAGCTCCTCGCCCTCATCGCCGTCATCGCACTCGATGAAATGCGGCTCCGTGACATCCGGGGGGCACGATGTCGATGCTGACCTCGCTGCGACCGTCCTCGCTCTCCAGCACCTCAGTGGCGCTGAACGAGGCGGGCTGGCTGAGCGTGAATGCCACCCGCCGATTGCCTTCATCGTCGGTGGTGAATGTGATGCTACCGGCAAATGCACCTTCAGACATCATAGACTCCGTGTTTCAACGGGAGGGGAACAGCCAGCACCAGAATAGCGCCGGACAGAACGCAACCTGCGCCGCCATGGCATATGGCGCGGCAAGTTCGATCAGAATGTTTCGGGACATGGCGGCCTCGCGAGTGGGGCCATGAACGCAAAAACGCCCGAGCCACAGCCCGAGCGTTATTCGTCCACACTACCTATCGTGCGCTAAACATCGCACAACGAATCACGAACGTCAAGGGGCCGCGTCGTGAATCTGTGGATTTTCGTCCTTAGCCGCTCGAATTGCACGGATCGGGCGATATCCATCGTCGAACGTCCGCCAGAACGTGGCGAGCGAATGGAGGCCTACGATCAGGTGCGTGATATCCCGCACGTCCATGTCATCGATAACGACCTGCGTAATGGACATCGCCACCGCGCCCGAGGCGTCCCGAGCAGCAATCTCATTGCGCGCTGAACGGAACGCTTCAAGGACAAAATCGCGAAACTCCTCATCCGACACTGCCCCGCCCTGACCCGCCTCATCATCAGGCGGCGGCTCTGTGTCAGGGCCTGCCGCCTCCTCGATCATCCGCGCCAGCACGCCAGACGTTGGCCGCGGTGCGTCTATCACTCGCGCATAGTCTGCCATCAACCGGCGCCAGCGCTCACCGGCCACGACCTGCCCCTCCGTGAGATACCCTGCAAGATAGAGCCGCCCCAGCGCACTCTCCGCTCTCTGGTCTTTGCGAGCGGTCTCCGGAAGCCAGCGACGATGCGGCTGCGCGAGCACTGTGGCGCGCTGGTCTTGGTTGATACCGGCGCGCGAGATGGCGCCGGATGGCGTGCGCTTCGCCTGCCTTCTACGAGTCTTCCTGCCCACTCAATTGCCCTCCAGTATTGCACCAATCGCCCGTGCCGGCTGTCCCTGATATTTGCCCGCATAGGGACGCTCTGTAGGCTCGTCGAGATATTCAAAGACGATCTGGATGATTGGCGTGCCCTTTCGCAGCCGCTTGATCCACCAGCCTCGATTGTAAATCTCGACGGTCAGGTATCCTTCCCAGCCTGGCTCCGCATTAGTCGTGGCACTGGCGTCAATGCCCATGCGTGCCAGCGTGGATTTATTCTCGATCTTTCCGCGTATATTCGCCGGGAGAGCGATCCGCTCCCGCACGAAGCTATTGACCTGTGTCTTGGGAGGCAGGATCACGCTTTCGCCAAGCGTCAGGTCCACACCGCAAGCCGATAGCCCAAAGGTCATCCCATGGGCCACTCCCCGCTCATGTAGCGGGGATACAAGGCCAAGCCTGCGGATGGTCTGTGCGGAGAGGATCATCAGCGCCACTCGCAGGCGAAAGGTATGTCGTCGTCCAGATCGCTCGAATACGCCCCGCCGCCGCCGTAGCTGTCCCCGGCCTTGGCAGCCCCATAGGAGCGCCCAGTGTCAGCAGGGCGCGATGAGCTGCTGTCGTCGTCGCTGCGCTTGCTGTCGAGCAGCGTGACGTTCCCACCAAAGCCACCCACGACGACCTCTGTTACAGACCGCTCGTTGCCATCGCGATCCTGGTATTTGCGGGTCTGCAACTTACCTTCAATGCCGATCTGGCTGCCCTTGCGCACAAAGCGCTCGACAACCCCGACGAGCCCATCGCCGGTCACGACGATGTTCGTCCATTCGGTTTTTTCCTTGCGTTCGCCCGTGGCCTTGTCTTTCCATCGTTCGGACGTAGCGAGGCTGAAATTCGCAACCCGGCCGCCGTTATTGAAGCTACGGACTTCAGGGTCTTTGCCAACACGGCCCACTAGAATTACGCGATTCATGCTCATCTATTCTATCCTATATACTATCTATCTAAGATATTGCTGGTAGGAGAGTGTTGTTGTCGGGCATAGGACGACCAGCCCCGGCTAAAAAGCCAGAGTGGTCCCTATACCCTTCGCGATCTTGCTGGCCGGAGCCGTGCCGCCGCCTTGGGCCGATTTGATGGCGTGACATTCCCCAAATCGTTGAGCGCTACTTGCGATGTCATTGTCACTACACCGGGGGGCGCGCTTCGCTCTTTCGGACTGCGCTTCCATTTGTGCCCCCGCCCCGTGGTAAATGGTCCAGTATTTAGCCCCACCGTCTTCGACCGTCAGCTAAATCGGCCGCGCGCTTAGTGGCCGCGCGGTCACCGTATTGCTTATCTAACGTCTTCGAACGTTAGACCATTTTCGCGCCTTACTTTTCTCAGGACACCCTTTGTGGCGCCAAAGATGTGAAATGATGTCTCTTCTTCAAATGTATGTATTTTATCATGACAAGAGTCACATACCTGAACAAGATCGCCAAGCCACTCGGCGCCAATTCTCTTGTAAGTTTTGTGGTGAAGAGACAGCTTTCCCTTTGACCCGCATCCGCTGCAACACTTGTTTTTTGACAGCTTGCTGGCCCAAAAACGACGCTTCACATCTTGCCAATGCGAGCTTTTCAAATACTCACTGTAACTTGAGTATCCAAGCTCTGACAGCTTATCCTTAAATTCCCGAATCCGTCTCGCGCGGGACGACGACCTTCTGTCTTTGCCTCTTAAATGTTTGCTCACGAGATAAAAACCTCACGAAAATGGAGGGCCACTGATCTCAGGCCGCACTCCATGTGAAAATCATTAAAGTCACCGAGGCTGGCAGGCATTGTCCACTTGCACCCGGATTTCCTTGCGTAGAACTCGCCTGTGCCGAGACCATCGAGATGTTCAATCGGCCTATCATGATCCGCCGCGATCCATGCACCCGGGATGGCACATGCTACCTTTGCAGCGTTCGATGCTGAGAATGCTGATCTGATTGTTGCTGGTATATTTAATATACGGATTGCCGCGCGAACAGACAAGGCCGTAGCGAAGCCTTCGCATACGATTTCTTTACTATTCTGTGCATTGCGGGGAGACGTGGCGATTCTATACGATGCCCCGCTCATTGCCCCCGAGAGGATGTTCTTTTTTTCACCGCTTGCCGTAATAAATTGGACTGTCGATACCCTGTCTCCGATCCATCCCGGAACAATCAGCATCGGCTGATCACTTGTCGGCATTGCGCCGGCAAGCAGGTCTCCCAGCTCATTTCTTGGGAGCAGGCAGCGCGGATCGTCATGCACCTTCGCTCTTTCGTCAGGGAAGCCCTTTGACGCCAGATATGGATGCACGTCATCTCGGCATGAGTGAACGATATCGTGGCATATACGCGCCACCGCCTCGCGCCGATCCCTCTCGCGTCTATCCCGATCAGGATCGCGCTGACGGGGGCGGATGACGACTGCTGCGGATGGATCGCCACGCAAGCTAAATGCCTGTTGCTGCCCGGTGGTCCAATTCCACGCTATCCCGCCCTGCTCATCGTCGAAGATCAGGACGCGCCCGGATTTATTGCTTCTGGCCTTGCCGTCTACAGCAGATTGCGCCCACTTTCCGGGAGATACATGGCGCGGAACAGCGATGCCAACATCGTGGCAGGCGGAGCGGATGGCGTCATCAAGTGATTGCGCTCTCATGCAGCCACCCGCTTGTTGTTCTTGCGGAATCTCTTGATCTCTCGACCGATCAGATCATAAGCGCCCTGATCTAGGTCGCCGGGGGCAGCGTCATACCAACCAAATGGCAGCTTCGCGCCGGGGAAAATCCCCCTGAACACGCCATATGCCCACTTGCGCGCCTTATCCCCATCACGAGAGTGCGCGAAGCAATAATGCAGGGCGGCGTGCCAGACTTTTCGCGGGTCTTTCAGGCATTCGGCGCGCAAACCCGGGCGCGTCGTCAGTCCCAGTGCCTCAGGGTTGAATTCGTGCAATGAGCCTGCGACTGCGTGAATGCCAGATCGAGCGGGCCTCTCCCATCCGCAGGCTGCGCAAGTGTTGCCGCGCAAAGCACCGGAGCATTCGGGGCAGACCACTTTCTCGCGCGTCTGCTCATCACGCTTTCGAGTTTCGCTGTCGCGCTTTTCGGCTGTAGATAGCAGCCCGGCGCCGTTGTCCCAAACATCGAACATATCCAAAGCGAACCGTTCAATATTCCCAGAGTGGTCAAGCCATAGCGCCCTTGTCTTGTCAGGATGAGAGCGCATGACACGCCCGATCTCCTGCATGTGGCTGGACAGGCTCTTGCGGTACGGCTTGCAAGACACGCCGATTAGCACATCAGGTACGTCGAAACCCTTGGTCAGCACGCCGCACGATACTAGCCCGTGGATCATGCTGTCGGGGCGTCTGAATTCCCCGATCTTCGCAGCTCGCTCGTCATCTGACCTGTCCAGATAGCTGATCTGTTGGAAGTTGTAGCCGGCAGCCGCGAACGCCGCGCATATCACGCGCCCGTGCTCGACGGTTGGCGAGAATACGATGCTCTTTGCCGCCCCCCCGAAATGCTCATGAGTTTTGCCGATCCATTCGGAGACGACATCACCGACAATTCGGATGCCTGCCGCGCCGGCGCTTTCATCGGAAAACTCTCCGAATGAATTTAGCCCAAGCTCTTTGTCGTCAGGGGATTTGGCCACGTAGATTTTCGGCTGAATAAGAAAACCATCATCAACGAGCGCCCGCGTCGTGGTGACATTTACGGCGTCATCCCAGAACTTGCCCATTCCCGGCGTGAACGGTGTCGCCGTGAGGCCGATGGCCACGGCCTCCGGGTGGTCCTCGATGAACTTGATCGACGACTTATACTGAGCGTGCGCCTCATCATATACGATCAAAGATGGGCGGCGCGGCAAAAACCGGCGAGCCAGAGATTGGATAGAGCATACCTGCACGTTTTCGTGCGGCGACCATCTCTCACTGTTGCCCTGTACTATCCCGTGCCGGATGCCGTAGTCATCGAGGGTTTGGCTCGTCTGATTGACGAGCGCCACGCGATCCACGAGAAAGACGGCATAACTGCCCTTGTCGCTTGCTTGCTTGAGCAGGTGTGTGGCCACGATGGTTTTGCCGGCCCCGGTTGGAGCCACCAATATTTGCCGCTTCCGACCTGCGCGGATTCCGTCACGCAGCGCGTCAACGGCATCGGCCTGATATGGACGGAGAGATATTTCCCTATGCGGCGTCAATGTAAGCATTGCTGTGCCTCATAATGTCTTCATATGCGGCGGCTTCCGCTTCACGGCGGGCCATGCCAGCCTCAAATTCCATGATCGCGGCGCGCTCGATCCAGCGATCGAACTCTGGCCACGCCTCACTGCATGCATCCGTCCAATTGCGTTTGATCCACGCGATCGCGTCAGGCTTGAGCCGCCCCGGCTTAAGCGAAAAGCGCCATTCATCGCGGACGATATCGCCGCCATTGGCTCGGATGCGTCCGAGAATGCTCATACGGCGATCTCGAAACCGGCAGATTGCAGCTCGTTAACGCGGGCCTCGGCCTGTTTCCGCTTGTATTCCTCGCGCTTCGCCGCAGCCAAAGCCTCGTCGCGCGCGAACTTCACAGAGACAAGCTCCCGCTTCATTCGGCTGATAACCGCGCCTTGATTGCTTTCGGAAAGATCGCGCACGGCTGCCTTCAACTCATCCCGCTCGGCCTCGACCGCCGTGATCTGCTTGCGCAGGTCATCGTTGTCTGCCCGCAGGCCGATGATTTCGTCGAAAAGCGCGTCGTCGGTCAGCTTCGCGAGCTGCTTTTTGACCTTCGCGATGTCGGCGGCGGCGTCCGGCTTTTGATCGGGCTTTGACTCGTGGACCGGATCGGCGTCCGGCCCCGGCTCGGGCTGCGGCGAAATCGGCTCGTCATCAGCAGGTTGCGGCTTAGGTGCGGGCGGCTGAGGGATTTGATCGGGCTTTGATCCACCGCCGATATTGGCGGTGTTCATCGTTGCAGTGGTGCCGTGCCTCGTCGTGTAGGTGCGCGGCTCACTGTCCGATCGGACAGTTACATTGGATGGCATCTTGCGATACCTGCCGACAGTGTCAGGGCTGACACCGCACTGCCGCGCGATCTCCCGATCTGACCACCTCGACCATTCCGGGTCATTCAGCAACACCATGACAGCGCGCTTCTTGTCATCATTCGTCCGGCGCAGCCCGTGCGCGGCATTCGCCCCCACGCTGAACAAGATGGCGTCACGCTGACCGCCCTGCCGGACATCTGCGGGAATTTCATAGACACCGGCCTTGGCATATGCCTCGTATCGATGGAAGCCGTCCGCCAACCAATATTCAGACCCGTCGAAGAAGACGATGACGGGCGGGAACACGATTCCTGCGCTCACCAGCTCCGCATAATCTGAAACGACATCGCGATTTATTTCGGCGCGCGATTGCGTCCCGCCGTTGACGCGAAGACGGCTGATGTCGATCGTGCTCATCGCGCACCCTCTCTATGTCTGCTATCGTGTGATGCGGAGACGGCGGATAGAGCCGCCTCGACGCGGAGAATGGCCCTGCCAATGGCCTCGGGGATTTGCGGGACTACAGCGTCGCCAAACGCCTCTACGATCAAGCTCGCGGCAGACGTCCGCTTGCCACTGCCCGTCGCAATGCGCGTGTCAGCCACCCAGGTGGAAAGCCCATCATCCAGCCGTAGGTGATGGGCAAGGTTTTCGATGGACCACTGAGGCCAGCGCCCGCCAACAGGCTCGCTATCTGGCGGGCATACGCCCATTTGTCCGGGGCACGATCCGTCATTGCACCGTCCAGAACGGCATCCATCGTCGGAGACTTCCGCTTGTCGTAGGCCGGAGACCAGCGATCCATGCGGCTGTCCCGCTTTGTCGGCGTCGGCAGCGTCTCGAATTTCGACGCTCCGTCCAACAGGGCGTCGAGCTTCGGAGATCGACGACGGGCGTAGGCTTCTGACCAAGGTTCCATTTTGCGGTCGTTCTTTACCGGGGTGGGGAGCTTGGTCGGAGTTGACAGCACTTCTGGGTTGGCAATCACCTGCCATGGCCCCGCTGTCGGCCATTTCGCCATTGACGGATGATGCAGGTTCCCGGTTTCCGTGGGGGTATGGAGCACCCCCGCATGCCGGCTGGCATAGCCCTTGATCTGGCTCAGCACGTCGCCTCGGAACCCGCGATCCGCATCCGTCTTGCGCGGGGTTGCCAACCTGCTCTGTGTCGCGTCCGATAAGCCAAGACCGTGCGCGCTCGTGGTTGGCGCCGACGTCTGAAGCACGTACCACGAACGGCCAGCAGGCGTAGCCGAGTGCTTCCAGCTCAGCGAGGACTACGTCTGCGCCCCGAGTTCGGAGATTAGCGCTGTTCTCAAAAGCGAACCAACGAGGGCGGCATTCTCCGACAAGACGGACGGCTTCGAGGTAGAGGCCGGAGCGCTCGCCCTCGATCCCTTTGCCCTTGGTGTTGGCGCTGGAAATGTCCTGGCAGGGCGGGCTGCCGACGATGACATCGGGCAGGTATCCGAGATCGGAAACAATTCGATCTGCTGTAAGTGTTCGGATGTCGTCGTAGAGATGGACACCGGGGTTATTCTCCGCGTAGAGGATGCGCCGCCACTCAACTACCTCGCAGGCCGCGACGGTGATGAAGCCTGCGCGGTGCATGCCGAGCGACCAGCCGCCGGCGGCCGCCGAAAACAGGTCTAGGATGCGCATCGGCCTTGCCGCCTCTACCCCGCTGTATGTGCTGGCGTAGCGGAGGGTCATGACGCGGCCCTCATCAGCCAGTGGAACGCCGTTCCGGCGCGCGGCGACTGGAGGTCTATCGCCTCGCCCAGCTCATCCCGTTTTCTGACGCCATTTCCGCCCTGCTGCTTCGGCGTTGCCCAACGGCAGTTTCCGGGGCGGTAGCCCCCGTCCCCGTCTGGCCACCTATCGATAGAGTGACTTGCTGACGGCCTCGGACCCATGTCGGCTAGAAAGCAATCGAATCCCGCGTTTTCGCCGTCTCCCCGGAGCCACCGCTCACACACGGAAATGCCACGGCCGCCGTAGAGGTGGTAGCTGGTCGCGTTCGGGTTATTGCACCGGCTGAGCATTGCCCGGTAAGATCGGTACTCGCCAGAATGGGCGCGTCGAACAGCATGGCCATGCTTAAAGGATCGATCAACAGCCATCTTCGCGGCGATCTCGCGCTTCAAACACCCACATGACTGTATTTGCCCAGAAGTAAGATTACCGGACGTCACAACCTTTGTATTCCCGCATTCGCATTTGCAAATCCATTGGGCTTTTCCAGCGGGCGTGCGGCCGACAATGCTTATGGGCTTCAGTCTGCCAAATGCGCTAGAGCTAAGGTCTTTCGCGCGCTTGCTGGCGGCCTTCGGGCGGGCACGTTCCGTGACTGCGTTTCCTGCGTCAATGGCGCTCATGCTGGCACCCACGATTGCGACGCGCCGGGGATCAGGCCGTCTTCCTGCGCCAGGATGCGACCCTTCACCACCAACTCAGCAAAATCGATGTCGGCGACCCGCCGGCCAGATGGGAGCGCGGTGATGCGGCGGCCGTTCACGGCCCTTTCGTCATCGACGAACTCGATCATGATGAAGCCCCCCCCCTGTTATCAGGCCCAGTGCTCTGGAGGCTGGAACTGACAGGCGCGCGGGGTCTTCGCGGACGGGAATGCGCTCGGTCATGCCGCGTCCTCCGATACCGTGACAACGACAGCCCCGTGCGTGACGGGCTCGCCGCGCGATATGCTGTAGGTCCACTTGCTGTCGTCTATGCCGGTAGCATCAGCGATGCCGTCTAAGCTTGATTTTGCGCGACTGAGAGCGTTGTCACTATCGTAGGGGCGCCAGTTCGGCGCGTGGAACACGATGTTGACGTGCATCCTATCCCAGGGCAGCTTGCGGACACCGGCGGCGATGCACGCGAGATGGGCGTCGTGCCGCGCCTGCCTCGCGGCGCGGGCTTTCTCGCTCCAATGGGGGCGCGAGTTTGGCGATAGGGCGGGCGGCGGCCATGGCAATGTGACGGTGAGGCTCATACCGCCACCTCTCCTTTTTCAATCAGTGACTTGATGCGGCGGACCCCGTAGAAGACCGTGGACGGGTCTCGCCCGCCCAAGAAGCTGCCTATCTGGGGGTTGGACCATCGGCCCTCTTGCGCGAGCCGGTACATCGCCATTTGCGCGGCGCGGGCAACGTTACCGTGCCGGTGTTTGCGCAGGATGGATGAGAGCGGCACGCGGAACTTGACGGATACCTCGCGGACAATCTCCTTCGCGCGCGGCGGTGCCGTCCAAATGTTAGACTGATGCTCGGCCTCGAAAGCGCGGTCGAGCATTTCGGCGTGGTGCTTGACGATAGCCGTCCGCTCGCGGAGCATTTCGATCCGGGCTTTTCTGACGACGCAGTCAATGGTGTACGCGGAAACGTGCAGTGCAGGCGCGATGACGCTGACGGGGACACCATCGCGATAGGCAGCAATCGCTGCTTCGCTGCACGCCGGGGACAGGCGCGCAAGCTCGCCGCTCCTATCATCCATGGCGGGCGCCTCCGTAGAGAGATGAGAGGTACGGCAATGACACGCCGTTACGGTTGGTGTGCACGCGGATGCCTAGCTCCGCAGCTAGAGACGGCGCGGTGGCGCACGGACGCGCAACCGGCGCCACTGGCTTCGGTGGCGGCACGGCCTTCTGTCGCGCCGACCGCGCTGCGGTCTGAGTGTTATTTGCAGCGATACGCGCCAGCACCGCGATATGAATGTCTGCGTCCGGGCTGCGCGTTGATGCTTGGTTTCTTGCCCCCGTCCGGATGCCGGCCTCGCTCAGTTTGATTTCGACGCGGCCGATGCAGATGCCGAGTGCAGCAGCGACCTCGCGGACGGTAATGCCCGCGTATCGTGCAGCCGCGATGGCCTCCAACACCTCGGCGCTCCAGTCTAGGGGCCGCTTAGTGGCCATCAGGCGGCCTCCCGACGATCCACGGCGCTATCCACGCCGCAAAGCCTGTCAAGGCGTACGATAAGCTCAACAAGTAGCCCGCGAATCTCGTCCGTGTCCGAAACAACGGCGGTCGCGAGTGTGGCGGAAAGGGCGGCGGTAGACCGCTGGAATTTGGCACGGGCTTGGTCCTCAAGCTGTTTGTCACGCGCCGCAGCTGCCACAACCGCTTTGGCGGTCGCCGTGCGACGACGCTCGTCGCGCGCTGCCCGGACGCTATCGACGATAAGCGACCCGGGATTTTGCGCCTCGCAATAGAAAAGGGACTTCGCGGATCGAAATGAAATGCCTGCCGCGCGCGCAGCCCGTTCCAGAAACCGCTTGTTCTTCTCGCCGGGCTGCTGCTCGCCAAGCTCGATAACAGCGTTTTTCATCTCGACCGCCAACGCAGACGCGGACACTTCAAACTTCCTTTCCAATTTGGTGGACGTAATTTCCGGCATACTGGAACGCTCCTATGCAACTCTGGTCTTGCGAAGACGAATTGCTGAGGGAAGTTTCAGGATGAACGGACAGGACCGGGACGACATCGCCGACGATGACAACATCATCTTTCTGGGAGACATCGCCCGCGAGAGCGTCGCCCTCGCCTACATCAGGCTTAACCAACGCAAACGAGCGCGCGCCCGAGAAGAAAGAGCCGCGCCCCGCCGGATCGAGATACGAGAGGAACGCAGTCCCCTCGATCCAATCAAGCCAAGGCGCGGCAGGTGAAGCGGGCTCCATCCGGGTCATGGCTCAGCTCCGGATGAAGGGGTCCGCTCGGGGGAAGGGGAGAAATCATCGAACGTCACTGCACCGTCCGTTGCGGTACGGATGCGCCGTAGGTGATCAGGGCGAGGGACTCGCGCTCCACGCGCCCACTTGCCAACAGCGAACGCCGAGACGCCTATCGCCGTGGCGAACGCCTCATACGTGAGGCCGCGTGATTTGAGGTACGTTGATAATCTCATGGGACGTACAGTGCCCCAAATGGGCACTAACGTCAACTGGAAAGGTGCCCATCTGGTTCACTATCAATTGTGCCCAAATTGGGCGTATTGGGGGCATGGCGAACAATCTGAAGTCATTGAGGAAAAAGCACGGCCTTACCCAACCGGAACTCGCGGGGCGGATGGGCACGACTAAGAACCAGCTTATCAAACTGGAGAAGGGCGACAGGCGGCTTGATCAGCAATGGATTGAGAGAGCTGCCGAAGCCCTTGGTGAGCCACCAGAGGCAATAATTGGTGAAGGGCCGATCGAGGCTCCGGTTGTCGGGTACGTCGGCGCGGGGACCGGTGCGCATTTCTACGATACGACGCAGGGCCCGCTCGATGTTGTCGAAGCACCGGAAGGGTCAAGCCCGCTGACTGTGGCGGTCGAAATCAGGGGCGACAGCCTCGGCCCATTCTTTGATGGTTGGTACGTCTTCTACGATGACGTTCGCTCCGAGGTGACGCCCGACCTGATAGGCGAAATATGCGTAGTCGGCCTTCCAGACGGGAAAATCCTCGTCAAGAAAATCCAAGCGGCATCAACACGCGGGCGCTATCATCTACTAGGCCAGTTTGGCGAGCCGATCCTTGATTCAGAGGTCGCTTGGGCGGCAAAGGTGATCAATTTCGGCAGGGGGCGACGGAGATGATTGATCGCGTCGCCGCCCGCACGTCACGGATGTAGAGCGAATCCATCGCCAGTGTTGCAGCTAAGCTATAGCAGATTTCCCCGGCGGTAGTTAGCCTATTAGCGGACTATCGCTATGGGGGCATCATGCGTAAATTCGTCACTATCGCGCTCTGCGGAGCGTTAACTGCTTGTGCGTCAAAATCGTCAGACATTCGCGCAAGCTATGTTTCACCGATCCAGTATCAATCCTATACTTGCCAGCAGCTCGCCGAAGAAGCGTCCCGCGTCTCCGCGCGCGCATCAGAGGTTGCCGGCACCCAGGATTCTGCACGGTCGAACGATGCGGCGATGACGGCGGTTGCTGTCGTAATTTTCTGGCCGGCCCTATTTGCTCTCAAGGGCGATAAGCAGACAGCGGCGGAGCTTGGACGCCTCAAAGGCGAGCTTGACGCTATCGAGCAAGCGTCAATTCGGAAAAACTGCAACATCAAGTTCCAGAAAGCCCCGCCGGCGACGTGATAGCATCATCTGGCAGCTGTCGCGCGCGGCGGTAAGGTCGCCGCGCGCTGGCGCTATCGGTTTCGGTTTACTGTGTTTTGAGGGGGGCAGCATGAACGACGATCTGACATTCGAGGATGTGCAAGCGTTCATCGCTGATCGCGGCGGCGCGAATCCATGCGAAGCTTGCGGCACACAAGACTGGATCGTTTCGCTTAGTTTTGGCGATAAGGGGCACATGCCGATCATTGCCAGCATCGACCCTGCTGCGTTAAGCCTGTTCGGCGCAGCCATGTTGCCTGTCGTCGCGCTCTCGTGCAAGCATTGCGGCAACATACGGCTGCTGTCTCGCCCGACGATAGCTAGGTGGAAGTCGGAGAAGGCCAATGGCTAATCTGGGCGGGGGCCACCTGCGGTTGGCCCATAGCAATGATTCGACTGAAGTGCTATATAATAAAGGTCGCGGTCCGGGCGGCACCGGAGGCGATGGAGGCGGAACGTCGGACCCAATGGAAGCGCGGGTTGCATCACTGGAGGCGAAATTCGAGCGCGTAGACGTGAAGCTCGACGCGATCAGCCGCGACCTTGAGGGTCTGCGGTCGCTGCCAGAGCGTGTAGCGCATATTGAGGGCAAGATTTCCAGCATGCCCAGCACCGGCGCGATGGTGTTCGCTATTGTCACGACCGGGCTTGCAATGATTGCAATTGTCTTTGCTGTTCTCGCTTTCGCCGGCGATAGATTTGAAGGTGGCATCGGCCTTTCAGCAATCAGGATCGAGCAGGCCGAGCGCGACAGAGAGCGTGACGAAACCATCAAGCAAATTCTACAGCGCCTGCCTTCATTGCCGGTATCGCCCACCAACACCCCCTAACCCAGCCCGCTTCGGCGGGCTTTTGTTGGCGACTCAGCAGCGGCATATGGTATGCACCAGTCGGGATCGACAATCTGCGGAACATCGTCAACGCCACCGGTGCAGATCGTGAAGTCATGGCTGATTTCGTTGTGGCCTTCGGCGACAATCACGATCCTGCATGAAATTTGCTTATTGCGGCCGATTAGTCGTTTGACATAACGGTCTCGCCCGGCCTGGTCCAAGTCGTCTAGAGCCTGTAATTTCGTATCAGCAGTAGGCTCCCCCCAGAACGCCCCGATATGGGGGCGCGTGTGCAATACGATGAATGGGCGCTCGACGCCGGACGCGAGCACTTCCTCAGATTCGAAAATCTGCAATGCGAAGTTTCCATTTTGCCCCTTCCGCTGCCAAAGCACCTCTATCCGCTGAATGTGGACGGCCTTTGTGACCTTAACGGTTGCGCGAAGCACTCTCGTTCCGTCGCCGATTGATGGGCTTTCGCTCACAAAGCCAAACAGGGACAGTGACACACTCCCCCATGGAGCTGGAGTGAGGTCAGTATTGCCTCGAAGAAGCCTTTCGGCAGTCGCCTTCGCTTCCTGTAGATGGCCGGCCTTCCCGAGTATCGCAACGCTCTCTAGGAAGCCAAGCGCTCGCTGGTAATCAATGGACAGACTGCCGCCGCCATCCTCTAGGGGGACGGGTATGCCATATCGTTTGAGATTCAGGAGATGGCTTGATAGTCGCAGAGCCTCTGGCGAGCCGCGATTAACGCTGTCGCGAGATCGGCTGCGGTTAACCATCTTTGCGTCAGCGGCGAAGACGAGTGCCCGGTTCGAATCCATTTTAAGGTCATTTAGAGATGGAATTAACGGCGCATCTGCCGCGACAACGGGCGGTGGCGATGTGGCCTCGTTCGGCGTCGGGGGTTCTGCAAGCGCTCTCCCCAGCCTGTACCCGGCATAAAGAACCAGTGCAAAAACAGCGACCTCAATCGCCGTCCCGCCAATCAGCGGCCAAGGGAGGGAGGATGAAGCAGATGCCACCATCCTCTTAAACCACCCGTCCAAGCCAAGCGCTTCCAGAAACCACGTCCCCGGCGTCGTGTTCATGAAGGCAGCCGCTAATGCGCTGACGGCGAGGAGCCATCGCACAGGCCGGGGCAGTCGAGACAGAAAGCGATTCGTCATACATCGATCTTGCCCGACGCGCTTTAGCTTGTGGAGTCATTGCTTGCCTTAATGGGGGCCAGCAGGCGGGTCGGTTGCCGCCGACCCGCTCTGCTCCCCTTCCTGTTCTGACGCCGGAAGCCCCTCCTGCGGCTGCTAGCACCCGGAAGGCTTCTTGTTTGAGGCCGTGCGAGACCCGCCCTCACACTCTTATACCCCATGAGGGAGGGAGGGGCGATGAAAAAATTCTAAAAGTGCCCAAATAGGGCTTTACATAAGTGCCCATATCGGGCACTATCTCCTCATAGCCGAACGACAGCGCACCGCGCACCGGCAGGGAGACACCGATGAACGCCCTCACAAGCAACGCCGATTTCGCCGAAGCCAGGACGAACGACATCCTTGCGCGCGTCGAGGCTGGTGACGCGGCGGTTGAGGCGCTCATGGCCGCTGTCAGCGCGGATGCTGAACGGGTTCGTACAGGCAACGCCCGCTGGCGCATGGCGGAGATGGTCAGGTTCCATGGCCGTTCCACCGTCGAGCAATGGGCGCGCGATGAGTTCGGCGTCGAGACGGCTGAGGTCGGCAAAGACGGCTCGCTCTACCTTCTCGATGAGCCTGTCATCAGCAGATACGCGACCACCGATGAGCTGGAAGGCTTTGTCGAGTGGATCGCTGAGGCTTACGGCGATTACCGCGAAATTCCCCCAATCCCACAAGGCCGCCGCCTGATCGGCACCACAGCGCAATCCGCGCGGGAGATATCCATGTCCGAAACGATTTCCACGCAACCCGATGAAGCCTCCGCCGATGTGGCGGAAGCGATCAAGGGCTTCGACGCCGATTTCAGTGCCAACGGCCGAACCTTTGAGATCGGCAAAACCGAGACGATCGACGGCGAGCTGACTGAGTTCGACGACGGATTTGACGCCGTGCCCGCCGATGAGCACCCCCTGACCGTATTCGACCGCGTTGCGCCTGCTGGTGCCCGGTACGCGGTTGTTATCCAAGGTGGTGCAACCATTCGCGAAGACGGCTGGATCGCCTCCGCATCGGTCACCGTAAACGCTGAATCGCCTATTGCCGGGCTAGTTGGGCGCGCAGTCAAATGGGTTTTTGACAGGTCAAAACCGGAAGAGGGGTCTCAGGCCACCGGCGATCAGGGTGCAGCGTCGGCCACCGGCGATCAGGGTGCAGCGTCGGCCACCGGCGATCAGGGTGCAGCGTCGGCCACCGGCGATCAGGGTGCAGCGTCGGCCACCGGCTGGCAGGGTGCAGCGTCGGCCACCGGCGATCAGGGTGCAGCGTCGGCCACCGGCTGGCAGGGTGCAGCGTCGGCCACCGGCGTGCGGGGTGCAGCGTCGGCCACCGGCTGGCAGGGTGCAGCGTCGGCCACCGGCGTGCGGGGTGCAGCGTCGGCCACCGGCGTGCGGGGTGCAGCGTCGGCCACCGGCGTGCAGGGTGCAGCGTCGGCCACCGGCGATCAGGGTGCAGCGTCGGCCACCGGCTGGCAGGGTGCAGCGTCGGCCACCGGCGTGCGGGGTGCAGCGCTTGCATCTGGATACCAAGGCCGCGTGCTCGGCAAAACCGGAAACGCCCTTTTCCTGGTCGAGCGCAACGACGACTACGAGATTATCGCCGTCTGGGCCGGCATCGTCGGGCGCGACGGCATCAAAGCGGATGCCTGGTACACGCTTCGCGATGGCAAGCCTGTCGAAGTCGAGGCGTGAGGGCGGCCCATGTCCAGCACACCCACATCACAACGTTTCACTTTCTTATACGCCATGCTCGCGCCGCTTCTCGCTGCGCTCTGGCTCATCCGGGAGTATATCCTTTGACCCGCCCCCTTTTCGCAAGTCTTGCTGATGTACACGATGGCTCCGCGCCAATCAGCGGCCCCGACACGCATCTTGCTTTCGAGGCCATGCGTCACCCACTGGAGCGCGCCGTCAGCCTGATAGGCGGCGTTGCCCGCAAGTCCACCGACAGTGATGCGCGCCTAGAGGCAATCGATGTCGAGATGCACCTTCGCCTTGCCCTCGCACGTGTCGAGCGATCCGCCGAAATCCTCGCTGGCCGCTACATGGCGGACCACGATGACGGATCGGATATCGCCCGCAACGCGGTGATCGCCGCTGATATGGAGGCTGCGTAATGGCCTCCCCATCCCCCGCCACGCTCGCGGCTCATATCGAGATACGCGCGCAGTCTCTGGTCGAAATGGACATCGACCTTTCTGATGATGCTGCGTGCATTGTCCACCTATACGCCATGAACCTTGGGCCAATTGGTATCTCGTCTGATGTCATCTGGCTCTATGAAAAGATCATCTCTCGCGCGGAAGAACTCCGTGGCGAATGGACAGTGGAGTTAGCCGCATGACCATCATCCGCGCTGGCGACATCGTTCGCCTTGAAGGTCCCGTAAAATACGGCCGGGAAATCACCGGCTATGACGAAATCGTTTTGGATATCGGAGGGCGCACTGTCCGCGTGCCGGAGTCCAGCGTGACCGTGATTGTGCCCCGGTTTGAGATTGGGGAATCCGTCTACGACAGGTCTGGCGATATTGTCGGCGTCGTGCTCGGTGTCGCGGGGGACAAAGTGTGGGTCAAATCGACCGCCGGTGTCTTCGACACGTGGAGGGCCTGGAGCCTCCGCCGCGCAACTGAAGAAGATGACGCTGCAGTCGCTGCCACCCCGACGCTTATCGAAACGCCCCCGCCCCCGCCCCCGCCCCCGGCTCCGCCGTATGTCGTCACTACGGCTGAGCTGCGCACAGGCGGCGCGCTCGCGGATCGGCTGCCCGATCTGCCGCATCTGGCCGATGCTCTCGCGGACGCATGACATGGCCGAGGCAATATTCGCGATCACCCAAGCCATTGTTTATTTCGGCCCTACCTCGATTTGCCTGTTTTTCGCAGCGCGCAATGCGCCACGCTGAATGGAGATAGCCATGTCCGCCGCTGAAACGTTGCCGCCGCGAACGCACAACAACCCTCCCGAACCTATCGAGATGATCAAGCCTATCGTGGCCGGCATCTCGGCGTGGCTTGCGGAGCATCCTGTCATCGAGGATCAGGTATCGGCATCGAAAGCTGCCGCCCTGATTGACACGGTGAATAAACACCTTGCCGACCTTGAAGATGATCGGACCGAGCGCGTTCGGCCTCTAAACGCTGAGGTGAAGGCGATAAACGCATCGTACAAGGCGGCAAGTAGCCCGCTCAATGGTCTCAAGGACGATCTGAAATCCCGCGCCACGGCCTATGCACGAGCCGAGGAAGATAGGCGGCGCAAAGAGGCCGAACAGGCCCGGCTCGCCGCAGAGGAAGCCGCTCGCAAGGCCCGCGAGGCAGAGCTTGCCGAGATAGAAGCCCGCGACAATGCGGCTCAAGGCGAGATCGGTGTGGATATCGGGGCGGCGGTTCTGGACGCCGACGCTGCCGCCCGTGACGCGGCGCGCGCCGAGCGTGCCGCGAACATCGCGGAGCGGGGTGCGCATGTCCGCATGAAGTCTGGCAATGCACGTGCGCTCTCGCTCCGCACCGTGCTTGTTTTCGAGGTTACCGATCCTGTAGCGGCTATGATCGACCTGCCTCTCACGGATGCAATACGGGACGCGATCATCAGTGCCGCTCGCATTTACCACAAAGAACACGGAAAACCGCCGGCAGGCGTGACCGCTACCGAAGATCGGAGGGTGTAGCCATGGCCCTGAAGGTCACCACTGCCACCGACGTCATCAAGGTCGATACCCTGTGCTTCACAGTGTACGCGCAGCCCGGCTTGGGCAAGACCAGCCTTGCCTTTACGGCGCCGCGGCCGTTGCTGCTCGACTTCGACAAGGGCGCGCACCGGGCCGTGGATCGCAAAGATACGGTGCAAGTCTCGCAATGGTCCGATGTAGCGGGCATCACGGCATCTGACGTCGCCAGTTACGACACTATTGTCATCGACACGGTTGGCAAGGCGATCGACACGCTGGCGCAGGACATCATCCGCAGTAACTCCCGTCTGTCGCACGGCGGGGCGCTCAGTCAGCAGGGCTGGGGGCAGTTGGGCGTCCGGTTCTCCGCATTCCTCAAGCTGCTACGCGGGTTCGGCAAGGACGTTATCCTCATCGCCCATATGGATGAGCAAAAAGACGGTGACGTCACCAAGGAGCGTCTGAAAATCCCTGGCGGATCAAAAGATTTGATCCTAACCGATAGCGACGTTATCGCTCGCGTCTCAATAATCGGCAGGCAGCGGTATCTCGTGTTTTCGCCCACGGAGACGGCGTTTGGGAAAGATCCTGCCGAGATTGGCGAGGCCACTATTCCAGACACGGGGTCTCCTGAATATTCGGCATTCATCGCCGGCATCATCGCCCGGATCAAGGGCCGGTTGAACGCTCTTTCGGAGGCGCAGGCGGCGCACAAGGCAGAGACGGAATGGTTCGCGGAGAACCTGCCAAAGCTTGTATCTGCCGAGCAGATTAACGGCGTTCTCGCGCGAGCGAAGGCAGCTGGGCGTGATGTCGCCAAGCTCGTTGCCGAGCGCGCGAAGACGCTGGGGATGACCTTCAACAAGGACGGCGGCGAGTACATCGTTCCGAAGGCCGAAAAACCAGATGAGAAGCCGCAGGGCACGGAGCGGACGGCGGAGCCTCGCGATCCGGAGCCCGGGGAGAAGGGCATCAAGGCTATGCTGCTGTTCGCCATCGGCCTCGCGGTGACGGAAGACGATCTGAACGATTGGTACAAGGACAGCAAGACGCAGGCGGAACTTGATGAGCTTGAGCCTGTCGATATTGAGGATGTACGCAAGGCATGGTCTGCACGCAGGAACGCCCTTTGCGCCTCCGCGCAAGGGCATCAGGAGGCAGCGTGATGGGCGATCTAGACGCTAGGTGTTTCACGAAGCGCGGCAACTCCCTAGTGCCGAGCGATGTGATGTCCGACGAGCTGATGGCGCAGATCAAGGACGGCCGAGATGTTCTCGTCACCCTGCGTCGTGCGCGGAACCCGAAGCACCACCGGCTGCTATTTGCCGCCCTGCGCAAGGTCGTCGACAACACGGATCGCTGGCCGAGCGAGGATGTGCTTCTTGACGAGCTAAAGCTCGCCACTGGTCTCGCCGAGGTGCGCGTCAACCTTCTCACCGGCAAGCCCTATGCTGTGCCGGCCAGCATTAGCTTTGCCGCGATGGATCAGACTCGTTTCGGCGAGTGGTTCGCCCGCGCCACGGTGGCGCTCGCACAGGCTATCGGCGTCGAGCATCTGGAACTGCTCGCCGAAATCGCGGAGATGACCGCGCCGCGTGCACCGCCGGGGTCGCGAGACAGCGTGAGGGCGGCATGACGGACGCACTTACCGGCCCCATCTCGCCCGGAGAACGAGAGTGGTTCCCCGCCGAAGATTGGGACGCGGACAGCTACATTTACGACGGAAAGCGCGAGGCCTGGCTGGCCCTTATGATCGCGGCTCGGCCCGGAACAGGTGCGCTATCGCGTCTGATGAAGGAGATTTGGGCATCCGGTCGAACTGTCATTGTGCCCTGCCCTTTATATCAGATGCGCTCGATTTTGGAAGCTAAGGGGTTTTTACCAGTCGACAAAGACCCATGCTTGATTTTCGCGAGGGGGCCATGACCGGCTCCCCCACCAGCAGAAGCGTGCCGGAATGGATCGGAGCGTCACCGGATGCAGCTATCCCGGCAAGGGTCCGAGTAAGGGTCTTCGAGCGGCACGGGGGCATCTGCTACCGCACCGGCAGGAAGATAAGGGCCGGCGACAAATGGCAGGTCGACCACATCGTCGCGATCATCAACGGAGGCGAAAACCGAGAAAGCAATCTCGCCCCGATCCTCGATGATGCACACAAGGCCAAAACCGCCGAGGACGTGAAGATCAAGGCGAAGACTGCCCGCCTCAAGAAAGCCCATCTGGGCATCCGCGAGCCGAGCCGCATGCCCGGCAGCAAGAACAGCAAGATCAAGCGCAAGCTCAGCGGGCAGGTCGTTGACCGCGCAACGGGCGAGCCGATTGGAGGATTTAGACATGACCGTTGATATCGCAGATACCGGCGTTGCAACCGACGAGCTGAAAGCATTTGTGGAACGGATCGAGCGCCTCGAAGAAGAGAAGGCCGCCATCTCCGACGACATCAAGGAAGTCTACGCCGAGCTGAAGGGGCGCGGCTTCGACGCCAAGGCGATTCGCAAGATCGTTGCTCTGCGCAAGCCGGCCCGCGACACGATCATCACCGTAATCCGCGAGGCCGCGACAACCCAACAGGTCGGAACGCCCGCGTTCTGGAGCCACGTCGCCGGCGAACTCGGCGTCGACCGTGATCACCTGTCCGACCTCATAGACGAGTACGGGATTGTCGTGGCGGTCAGATTGCCGGAAAGAGAGGGCGCAGTATGAACGCGATCACAGCCCCAGAGCGTATCTGGGCGAAAGTCCGCGGCGCCATGCAGTCGTTCCCCAGCCTCGGCAGTTACGTCATCGGCAGTTTTGAGGCCCGCCCGGATGAGAGGGCAACGGAGTACATCCGCTCCGATCTCGTCCCGAGCTGGAACAGGGATATGAGCGCGGCACCGGCTGGTGAAGCTGCAATCCTCGCGACGACCGGCGGCCATGTCGGGGGGGCAACAGCACCAAATCCAGCCGAACCTGACGACGCATGGGAATGGTGCGATACCGGAGCCCCCGTCCGACACACCCCCATCGCGTGGATGCCACTCCCGGAACACCCTGATGAGGATGCTAATGGCTAAGATAACGATCAAAGTACCCTTCGAATATGACGTGAAGTATATGCGCGCCGAATGCGGCGTCAGATATTGGGAGGACGCGACCGTCAACGGCGTCACCGACGAAGATGGAAAGCTTATTCCGTTCCGCCACGAAGACTCGTGGATCATCGTCATTGAAATCGAGACCGGGACAATTGTTGACTGGCCGAAGGGTGTAGTCGCAGACATTCATTACAAGGTTTGCGACGATGGAAAGTATACACTTCTCGATGCGAACATGGAGAAGATAATCAGCATCGACGGCTACGTCCCCGACATCATGTGCCCCGGAGGCAATGGATACGGCGATTACGTCATCATGACCATTGATGGCGACGGCAGGATTGCGGACTGGCGCGTTGATCTCACGGATTTCGAGAGGGACCGCGATGTCTGACCTTGCCGCGCTACGCTCACTGCTTGCCCGCGTAGAGGCTGCGGAGGGGCCGGATAGGGAACTGGACAGAGATATTGCGATCTCGTTCGGCCGGCCGTGGGACTATGCCGCCGATTGGGGCGGGTGGGGATATGGTGCTGATGGAATGCGCATCGAGAAACCCGTGGCGCAACCCTACACCGCCTCCATTGACGCCGTCGTGGCGCTGATCGATCGGGCGTTGCCCGAGCGGAGCTGGAGCATATCGCTTCATCGGACCGGGAGCACCACGCTTGTGGCCACCGGGACGTGGGAAACTGCTCGAATGGCAAGGACGGAAGTCCGCACCCAGCTCACGGAAACCACCCCGCCCCTGAAGGCACTGATAGCGAAGGAGGAAGGCCGTGGGTAAGAAGCCACACGATTTATCATCTGAAGATGCTTCCATCGCTGCCGCTAAATCCCGGACCAAGTATTATGGCATACAGTGGAAAAATACCTTCTCTGACATGGGAGAGTACCCGCGCTGGGATGATTTCAATGAGCCTCAACAACAGCAAGAGGTAATTGGCTCGCTGGTCAGCATATACAGTTATCTACACTACAGGTCGGACAAGGATGACAAGTTAGAGGCAGAACGGTTGGAGGTTCTGCGCTGTCTTACAAAAGTGCAGAGGAAAACTCTCGCTGCGGCAATGGGCGTCAACGAGAGTGACCTGTCGCCACGCGCGCGTCGGCGGGCATATGGGGTGGATGCCAACGATCACGAGACACTGTTGCCATTGTTCGCGCTGGAGACGGGACAGAGTTGCGGACTCCTTTTAGAGGGGTTTCGCAGAGCCGAAATCCGGCGGCTCGAATACAAGGCATATCGCATCAGATCGGGGTCATTTGATGACGCGGCCAAAATCTCAGATGAGGGTTGGTCCCGCAGAAATGCGGAAATATTCGGCGCCGCGGAGGCGCTGTCCCGGCTGACCGAAGAGGCGCGCCTTGCTCACCTTGCGAGCGAAAATGGCGCGCAGACAGCGAAGGAGGAAGCTCATGCCGAAGGTGAATGACGGTGGCCCCGCTTTCCCGGTGGAAATGTATGACGCAGAAGTGGACATGGACACTGTATTCCCCGGCCTGTCGCTCCGCGATTACTTCGCCGCGAAGGTTTTGCAGGGGCTTGTCACAGCTGATGCGCCATCAGGGTTCGTCACCTTTGAGGCGCTCTTAGAGCACTACGCCGTAACATCATACCAGTATGCCGACGCCATGCTCAAGGAAAGGGCGAAGGGATGAACTAGCCTGTTGCATTTTTCTTAAGTGTCTGGGTGCTCGCCATAACAGCTGTGTCAATCTTCGGGAGCAAGCCATGATTACACGAGAAGAGCTGACCGATAAGGTCGCGTTGGCTCTGGCGCAGCGCGTAGACGGACGAGGTAGAGTGCCGGGATACCGCATCGATGCATTCCGCCAAGATGCTGTCGATGTCATCCGCATCGCCTTGGAAGCGGCAATTGAGATAGCCCGCGAACAACGGCGGCCGTATTCAGAGCGCGACCCTGACGAGGCGCATAATTACGCCATAGGCGATGTAACAGACGCTATCCGCTCCCTCATTCCGGAGAACGAAGATGGGTGACGTGAAGACTTACCATCTATCGCCTGCGCAGATTCGCGTTCTCAGAAACTTGGCGCAAGACCGAGCCGCCAGTGACGGCATCTCCGGCCGATCCGCATATGGCGGATTATCCGGCACCATCGTGTCGCTCAGCATACGTGGACTAATCGGTCGGGAAGGAAAGATCACTGACGCAGGGCGCGCCGCCCTTAAAGCAGCAGGAGTAGAGCTATGACAGACACGCGAGAAAGATTAGCGAGAGTGATAGAGAACGCAACTCTCTGGGCCAACTCCGGGGGGGTAGCTCAGTCCGTCCTAGCCGCCCTGCATCTCACCCCCTCTGCTGCATCAGCCCTGATGGATGGTACGGCGGTTGTGGTGCCGGTGAAGCTGTCTCCTGAAATGCTTGAGGCGGCGGACGAGGCCAACAGCGACGATTGGACGGCGGAGACCGATCCCATGTTCATCTCCGAAACGACCCGGCGCATTTACAGCGCTGCCGTCGCCGCCTCTCCATACAGGAGGAAAGACAATGCCTAAATTCCGCAAAAAGCCAGTTGTTATCGAGGCCGTCCAGCTCCGTCCGGGCGAGGAACCCTATGAACTGTCGCAAGCAGTCGTAAACGGCGTTGTCCGGTACACCGAGGATGGATCGGTGTTGATCAAGACGCTTGAGGGCGTCATGTCCGCCTCGCCGGGCGACTGGATCATTCGAGGCGTGAACGGCGAACTTTATCCTTGCAAGCCCGACATCTTCGAAAAGACATATGAGGCCGTCCATGACCACTGAAGACCGCAAGGCGTTTGAAGAGTGGCAGGCTAGCGAGCCGTCACTTATCCGCACGCCGTCCTACGATGCGACTGCCGAACTCGCCTGGCAAGCCGCCACGGCCTACGCCACCGCCCGCGAGCGGGAAAGGTGCGCAGCTCTGGTAGAAGCCGGTCTCGGCAGGACGAATACCTCAATCGCCCGCTCTATCAGGTTCCCGGGAAGCGTTGTGGCTCACGAAACTACCACAAGCTCGGTTGTGGATCATAAATCGGGAAATATGCAACACAAACCCGAGCCGCCGGGCGAACTAGTGGAGAGGGCGCGAGAATTCTGGGGGCGAGAGCGGAACCCTTGGCCCGGCACATTCCGAGTCCTCGCCGCCTTCGCCGAAGAATATGCGGCGAAGCAGACGCGAGAATGGAGCGCCCGAGCGTTGATTGCCGAGGTGCGCGCCGAAGCTGCCGAAAAGGCACTGGCGAGAATCGACGGCATCATCGCCGATCACGACGAATGGACCCGCGATCAGGCCGATACCATCAGCCTCATTCGCGCCGCCGCCATCCGCGCCCGGAAAGGAGACACCCATGACTGAGGAGCGACCGACGAAGGCGCAACGCCAGCGCCTCATCCCCGCCGACCTGCGCGAGCGCATCGCCGCCATGTCCCACGATGAGGTGCTGGCCGTCCACGATCTGACGCACAAGATCATGGAGGACCGAGCCGCCGCTGGCAAGCGCCAGACGATGGACGACATTGTGGCCGAGCAGAGCCGCAGGATAGGCGAGTGGCTGCCCCACGCTCGCGAGATCGGCGAAGCGATGATGAAAGGTCACACCCATGACTGACAAGCTGGTAGAGCGGTTGCGCAAAATCCCGCTGTACGAGGGTCACGGCGAGCCGTCGAGCCTGCCGGAGGACGCCGCCGACGCCCTTGAGGCACAGCAGGCACGGATAGTGGAGCTGGAGGCTGAGGCCCGCAGATGGGAGGCGGGTGCTGAGGCGGAGGCCAAGGCGAATTGGTCGACTCGCATCGCATCGCAAGGCATGCAAGCCCGCATCCGCGCACTGGAAGAGGCGTTGAGGCCGCTTGCTAACATGGCAGATGCATATGATCACGGTCTACCCATTGCTGTCATCACGCCAGCACAGGCTCGCCGCGCCAAGCAGGTACTGGAGGGAAAGGATGGGCGATAAATACCGATTGATCCCCGTAAAGCCTTCGAGGCGGGCTGTTGATCAGCTTGCGGCGCACTGGAACGTGCCCAAGGCAGACGTGCCGGAGATGTACGATATCCTGCTGATGCAGGCGTCCGTCGAGGCCCCTAGACTTCCGCCGCCTCCGCCTGAGTTCGTGCTGCGGGCGGCTCAGTGGCTGCAGTACGCCCGAGACGTCTCATGGTTCCGCGGCGAGCCCATCTGCGACGAGGAGGCGATGGCCGCATTCGCCGGAGAAGTGTTGGCCGCCAGCGCATTGGAGATCGCAGATGGCTGATAACCATCCCGCACACCCCATTGTTTGGGGCAACACCGTCGAGGCCATCGGCCTCACCAAGCGCGAGTGGCTGATGGCGCAGTTCCCGATGGATATCGACGGCACGGTGAACGCGCTGAGGCGAAACGGCTTTATGGACACCGATATCAGCACGATATTTGCCACGCATGCAAAATACGCCCGTATCTGGGCGGACGCCATCATCAAGGGGGCAGCGAGAGAATGACCGATCCCATCAAACACCTGACGAGCGCTGTCTATTCCGCGCTGTGCGTCGATCTGCAACCAGTGATCGAGACGGTGTATCGGAGCGAGGACGGCAAACGCATTGAGGATGGGTGCCGCGCCCGCCGTCCTTGCGAGACCGAGGTGGACGTAATCATGTTCCCACAAACGTGGAGTTCGACGGCGCTTGGCTTCGGCGGCATCGGCGGGCAGGCCTTCACGGCTGCCTACACCGTCGTTGTCCAAGGCCCATCAGGGGAGGCGCTTGTCTATTTCGGCGGCAACCTAGCGTACCGCATCAAGCGGCCAAACCACATGTTCGGTGACGATGTCAGAAACCGCCACCTCCGGCCGGTCGGTAAGCAGCACCTTTACGAGGACAAATCATGACCGATGAAGCCACCCGCCTCGAAACGACCCTCCGATCCCTATTGAGGGGACAATACTCATCCCTGACGCTGTCCTATAACGACCACAGCGCTGATTACAAATCAGCAGCTCAGGCGGAACCGTATGGCGAGTTTAAAGACACAGATTGGGTGTCAGACGCCGAGCGAGAGAAGGCGATTGCCACCAACAGCGTGTGGCGACTCCAGTGGTACCCCAACACCCCGGTCGGTTTCATCGCGATCCATGCGTCATCTCTATCGGCGCTGATTGAATATGTGGAGAATATGGATGCCGAATGAAGCCATCACCATCATGGCGAAGGCGCTTGCGGAGGATATGGGGCTCGCTTATCCCAAGTACCTCGCCGAGAGACATGCCACCGCCGCCATCGCGGCCCTCCGCGCTGCCGGGTATTGGGTGGAGAGGTGGAGGCCGATTGAGGGAGCGCCGAAGGATGGCAAGTCGGCAACAACGGGGGCAAGCGCGCCATCCTCCATGCCGAGATGGGCGAAGATAGGAACCTATAGGGGGAACGGTGTGTATGATGCGCCCCCGCCTCCCGTACAATCGGAAGGGGGCGGCGGATGATGCATGACGAAGACGCGCCAATCACACTTGACGAGGCGTGCGAAGCGATCTTTCGCGGGGTGATCACACCGGCTACATTGAGGGCCGAGTCGCGGCGCGGGAACCTCGTCATCGAGCGGATCGGTCGGCGGGACTTCGTGACCGCGCGAGCTATACGTGAGATGAGAGAGAAATGTCGCGTCGAGCAAAAGGCCCCCGTCTCTACCTCGACCCAGTCGAACATGTCTGGGTCATCCGCGACGGAGCGCGCAAGCGTCGCACTGGCTGCCGCGAGAATGAGCGCCAACGCGCTGAAGAGTCCCTCGCGGCCTACATCGCGGAAAAATACGAGCCGGTCTGCGACAGTCGTCCCAATCGCATCCTCGTAGCCGACGTTCTCAAGTTTTACTTGGCGACAGTCGCGCCGGCGCACAAATCGGCGGCCACAACTGCATATTCAGTCGACCGCCTGCTCGATTGGTGGGGCGCAAAACCGCTCTCAGAGGTAAAGCGATCAACCTGTGCCGAATATGTCGATCACCGCAAAGCGCAGCCTATTCCTCAGGCTAAGCACGGCGATGCGCTGAAAAAGAGGGTATCCGCCGAGACGGCCCGGCGCGAGTTGACAGTGCTGCGCGCGGCGATAAACGCCTATCATGCGGAAAATGTTCTCGACGCGGTGCCGGTCGTCACGCTTCCAGAGCCATCCCCGCCACGGCACCGGTGGCTGACACGCGCGGAAGTGGCGGGGCTACTGAAGGCAGCCCGGTCGCACCCTGAGCGCCCGGCAAGAACCGCACTGATTCGCTTCATCCTGACATCGCTCTACACAGGGACGCGCTCTGGCGCTGTGCGCTCTCTCCGGTGGATGACGAGCACGGCGGGTGGGTGGGTTGATCTTGAAGCGGGCGTCATGCACCGGCGCGGCACAGAGGACCGTGAGACGAACAAACGCCGCCCGCCTCTCCGCATCCCCGTCCGCCTAATAGGCCATATGAGGCGATGGCATGCGATCGATGCAAAAGGCATTGAGCAGCCGAATGGCAGCCGCTCCACCGTCACGCATATCATTCATCAGGCCGGGGGGCCGCTCGAATCGCAGCGGCGCGCGTGGGAATGGACGCGAGCAAAGGCCGGGCTTGGCCGAGACGTTGTGCCGCACGTCCTACGCCATACCTGTGCAACATGGCTCATGCAGGGCGGGGCCGACTTGTGGGAGGCCGCCGGCTATCTCGGCATGAGCCCTGACATGCTATGGCAGGTCTATGGGCACCATCACCCGGATTTCCAGAGGGGGCTTGCCGAGAAGATTGGCCGAAAGAGATAG